CGACGCTGCCGAAGAAGCCGGAGGAGGCAAGCAGTGACGACGCTACGTGAACAGGCCGCGATTGCGGCGATGCAGGCGCTGCCGCGGGCCGGAGGTGACCATGGGTAGCCGCAAGCGCGACGGCCTCACACACGAGGAGTTGCAAGCCAGGGCGTTGCATCTCCAGTCCCTCATCATGAACAAGATGCTGGATGACCTAGGCCCCATGCCCCGCTACATGGCGCGCCTCGATGCTGCGGAGGCAGTGTGCGAGCACATCGACGCGCTGGTGCCGCCGTTCAAGGATGACACCATGGATAAGCTGTTGGCCGCGTGGCGCAAGGCCAAGGCGGCCAGCGAGGAGGAGCAATGAAGAAGGCCGAGAAGATCTGCCCCGGCGAGAAGAGCGCCACCCGCAAGTTCCTCAAGCGCAAGGTCAAGCGTGCGCGGCGTCGTAGCGAGAAGCGTGACCCCGAAAACGCGACGACGCGGGTCAAGGACCACACGAGAGGGTGGAGCACGTAGCCATGAGCGACACACTCAAGCCGTGCCCGTTCTGCGGAGGCACGCCGTATCTCGATGCGGAAGAGGACTCCGGCACGCTCTTCAATCGGTGCGATGATTGCGGGTGTTTCCTGCTGCCTAACCGCAAGTCGAGCGCCGATGCCGATGCCGCGTGGAACACCCGCGCGCTCGACGAGGCCAGCTTCCGCGCGGGGATCGAGGCGGCGGCAACTCTGATAGAGAAGATGGGTCAGGGGCGTGCAAGCGGGTGGGTTCAGCTTGAGCACACCCTCTTGGCGGGCTGCATTCTCCGCATCCCCATGCCGAGCACCCTGCCGCAGGAGGGAGGCGAGCAATGAAGCGCATCTGGAAGTTCCCCATCGTTGGACACGGGTTCAACCACGTTGCGGTCCCCGTGGGGTCAAGGTTCCTTTCGATAGGTCGTCAACGCGATGTTGGCGATGAGGTGGGCGCGAGCCTGATGATGTGGGTCGAGGTTGGCGATGAGCTGACGAAAACCGAGGACTGGGGGGTGTGCATTGTGGTCACTGGCGAGACGTTCGTGCTGGCCAACGTCTACCGCTACGTCGGGACGGTGACGCTGCGAGATGACCCGCCGTTCGTTGTCCACGCATACCTGAGAGGTGAACGATGCTAGGCTTCGCGTGGATGCTGCGGAACGAGGCGGCGCGGGTGCTACGTGAAGCGCTTAGCAACATGCCGGCTCAAGCCAGCGTTGCGGTTTTCAATGTTGCGCATGCAGCTTGCGCAGCCGCGTGTGGGGGATGGAAGGAGTGGTTCTATCCACAGGACTTCGCTTCCGCCCTCGCGCTCCTCACCGCGCACAACCACAACGCGGAGCCCCGCGAGCTTGCCAAGGGTGAAACCGAATGACCCGCAACCCCAAGGGTAGGTTCGATCACGGTGACCGGTCAGGCCTCATCACCATGCAACTCGCCGCCCTTCGCCTCGGCATACCGGGCCGGTCTATCGTCAGGTTCCTGCAGGACCAAGGGATCAAGTTCCAGAAGTCAGGGCAAAAGCACAAGCCCGTGTTCATGGTCTTCGAGGATGACATCCGCCGATTGAGCGAAAGAATGGAATCACTGCCGGCAAGAGGCCAGTGCTGGCAGCGTCGATCAACAACCCTGGCCAACGAGAAGTAGACCGATGATCGCAAGCGTTCTGTTCTCTCTCGTGACGTTCCTCGCTCCGGCTATCGTGCCGCAGGCCAAGAACGTCGTCGCCACCGAGCTTTACGACCAGGAGCACGTGCTCTTGATCTACTCGGACCTTTCCATGGCCGTCGCACCCATCGCGACCCTCGCTCCCGATGGCACGTTCATCGGTGGCACCACGATCGACGTGCAGCCCACGAGCGACAAGCTCGTTGCGCGCTGGAAGGATGCCAACGGCATCGAACACGAGGTCGTCACCGATTGCGTGACGATGAAGCCCATCGACTGCGCGATCCAGCACAGCAAGATCCTCAAGACGATGGTCGAAATCTACCCGGTCAAGAAGGATTGACCGGGAGGTAGAGTTAGGAGTCCCCAAACATGAACAAGATCCTCAGCACGCTCAAGGTTTCTCTCCCCACCGGGATGGATTACTGGCCGACTTACTCGCCGGTGGTCTGTCCCGCCAAGCTCTTCTTCAAGCCCAGGCTGGTGAGTCCCGCCGACCTGCAGCGCATCGCGGTCAACACCACGCAGGCCACGCTTGCCATCACCCCGGTGGGCAAGACGCCTCGCCTGTGGCCCGATGGGAGCGTGCGCGAGGTGCGCGCTGACGTCTTGCTCAACGGGAACTGGAGGCAGGGCGACTCCATGAGCGTCGTCCTCCTCGATGCCCCGGCGGGGAAGAAGATCGACGACGTTGTGGCGCCAGCGGTTCCGGTGAACGTCAAGTCATTCAAGGCCGCCGATGCTGCGAGGGACGCGCTTTCGTCCGCCTTCAAGGCCAAGGACCCGAATCCCGAGTTCTCGGTGATGTGGGGCGGCGAGACGGTTCCATTCGGTGCGACCTACCTCCTCGAGTCGACCGACTTCGTTACGGATTACGTGACAAAGGGGCAACTCCCAGGTGGTCGGTTCGTCAACCTCTACACGAGGTTCACGGTCGGCATCAGCGTTGTCGAATGGTGGCTGCACTACGGATGGGCGGACAGCCACGATCCAGCGCCGAGCAAGGACCTCCTCGATGTGCGAGTCGTCGGCAGCAACGGTGTGCAGGTCTATGTCTGCGACGCTCAGCTCAAGACTCTCGGGTCGATCGGAGATCAGGTCTACGGAAGCTACATCACCAGCCCCGCAGGGAACTGGAACGACGGCCAGAGCTTCGCCGTTCGAGGGGTCGCGGTCGTTGGCGCCCCTGGCTCGGTTCCGCTCATCCCGCCCGTGGTCTGGCAGTCCGATGCCGCCGCACACGGGGCGTTCGGGTGGATCGTCAACATGCTCCCGACCTACGACGCCACGAAGTCGGCGGACGAGTGGGCCAAGTCTCGCATGGCGAGCTTTGCGCACGGTGACCCGTGCCAGGGCGGCTACTGGGTTCCCACCGAGGCAGGGCAGACGGGCGACCACGCCGGCTTCGGTCTCCTCGGACCTGCGAGCGCCGTGTTCTACGGCTCGAGCGAGGCGATCAACCTGATGCGCTTCTCGTTCTACCAGGAGGCTCTGCGCCCGATCTGGTGGGTCTACCAGGAGGCTCTGCGCCCGATCTGGTGGGGTGGCGGTGGAAGCGAGTTCAACAACATCCCGAACGACGTCATGGTGTGGGACGAACGCCCCCACCCTGCCGGCAACATGCTCGGCAAGTCCGGTGTCCCGAACATCTACACGAACGGGCTGCGCACCCAATCCGGGCTGATCTGGTGGGGCATGGACCGGCAGCACGGCGAGGACGTGAACTGGCTCACCTACCTCACCCTCGTGTGCGACCCGATGGCCGAGGACATGGCGCGTTGGCGCTCGAAGCTGTGGATGGCGATGCTGCGCACCGACACGGGGAACGAGACGATCGACTCGACGGACTCGGGTCGTGGAGCTCGCCTCCTCGGGATGCTCTGCCGCTACTACATTGCCCGCCCGAGCGCGGAGATCGCCGACTGCATCCGCAAGCGGATCAGCCTCTACGGTCGCGGTGTGGTGGGCACCGGCACGAGCCTCACGAGCGCGGCTAAGGTCGCGCCCCAGCAGGTTTATGGCCCGAGCGATCAGGCTGGCGGACTCCCGCTGAACCACTGGCGCCCTTGGGAGGACGCGATCGTGGCCTACGTGCTCGCACTCTGCTACGCCGCCATCGGTGATCCCGTGGCCCTCGCGAGCGCGCAAGCCCTGGCCGCCAACCTCGTGCAGCACGGCTACGAGACGAAGCCGGACGGATCGAAGCGGATCTACGTGGCCCTCGCGTTCAACGACGGCGTTCCGCTGAACGAGGGACAGTTGAAGGACCCAGCTCTTGCGAAGACGAGCGAAGGCACCGGCTACAACCTGTGGTCGGACTCCGCTGCAGTCGTCGCGTGGAACTCCTCGATCATGCTGGGCGAGCAGAAGCCCGACGCGAGGCCGGCCATGATCGAGACGATGCGCGCCGCGTTCGCCGTGTTCACCGGCACGCGGTCCGCGTCGAACCCCTCGATCTTCAACTCGCCGTTCGCGAAGTATGAAGAAGCGGGGGAGAACAGCGAGTGGACGTGTCTCGAGATCCTTCCGCCTCCGGCGTGGTTCTCGTTCGCTGATAAAATCGCCTAGCCGGTAACACGGCTAGGCCTTTCCAACATTTGGAGCAACATGAGCAGAGAAATCAAAGTAAGCAAGCGTTCCGAGTCTAAGTTTGTCTCTTATATCACTGCGGTTTACTGTATTTACGGCCTTGGTAAAGACAAAGATCCCGTTTCAATCTCAAGTAATGTTTATAGGATAACAAGAGAGATTATAAAAATGTGCACCGATCAACATATGTGGAATCTACTAAATGTTTTTTCAAGTATGAATGATGAGCAAATAAATGCTGGCAATCTGAAAGAATCTGAAAGATTGGCTGCCATGCAATACATATCAGTTGTCGATCTTGGAGGTCTGAGTATTTCTCATTCCAAGAGTTACCAACAATGCCCATATACGCTTGGTCATTTTGAAGTTCCTTTTAACTCGCCAACAAAGAGCCAGTTGGAAAAACTGATATTGCGCACGAATCGCGCAGCTTCGGCATCGAGCAACTAGCATGGCATCCCTCGTCCCGACACGCCCCATCGTGATCGACACGAGGGAGCAGACGCCATGGACGTTCCCTGACGGCATCAAGACGGTGCGCCGGGGCATCCACTTCGGCGACTACACGCTCGATGGTCTCGACGAGATCGTAGCCATCGAGCGGAAGTCGGCGATGGACATGATCGGGTGCGTTGGCCAGTCGCGTAGTCGCTTCGAGAAGCATCTCTACGGCCTCGCTGATCTTCCGTTCGCGCACGTCATCATCGAGTGCTCCATGCGCGCGCTCTGCGAGACGTGCTCCAAGACCGGCGTGAACGTTTCTTCACTCGTAGGAACGATCGTCGCTTGGCAAGCGGCCACCGGCGTCCACTTCTGGACTCCGGACGACAGGAGGTTCGCCGCGGCACTTGCGGTGCGCATCCTCTTTCACTCAGAAAAAAAGTGGGACCAGAAGCTAGCCCAAGTGGGTGTTGGTCAGAACACACCGCTACACCTTGTAGGTGAGCCGACGCGCCTTCTCTCGGAGGCGGTTGACGAGTATAGGGGCGGGTCCACTCTTCCTCCTCGATAGACCCCGCCAGCCCGGCGGGGATCGGACTGGACATGGCAAAGCAAGTTGGCGGTCACCAAGAGAGCTACTGGAAGTTTCGGATCAACGTCGATGCGGTGCTGAGCGAGCTCAACATCGCCATCGACAAATCGCAGGGCGACTTCTACATGGCGCACTGCCCACTGCACACCGACGCGAACGCATCGCTCGAGATCGCGTCGAAGTTCCTGGTGCGTGGATCAGAGTCGTTCGAGCCTGGATATTGGAACTGCTTTGGAGGCTGCGGGAAGGGCGACATCGCGCTTCTGCGGAGCATGATCCTGGGGATCGACTACAAGCTCGCGCGCCGGCAGATCATCGAGCGGCACTGCCCCGAGCTGCTCGTCACGATCGAGTCGGGAGCGGGAAGCAAGAAGAAGGACCAAGCCCCTCTTCCAGCGGAGACTGCGCTGAACCTGTGGATCAGCAACCTCGCGAAGAACGAGGCGTTCCTGAACTATGTGAAGAACGCGAGAGGGATCTCCGAGGCGGTCATGCTGGCCGCTCGGCTTGGCGAGGATGGGATCGGACACGTGACGTTCCCGGTCTACGCTGCAGACGGGAAGACGCTGCTGAACAACCGGGTCTACGCTGCCACGAAGGAGTCGCGAGACCGGGGCGATCCCAAGATCGAGGGTGTGTTCGGGCGGGGCATCCAGCTCTACCCGATGTGGATGGTCGACAAGGCCTCCCGGCGGCGCGTGTTCGTCGAAGGCGAGTGGGACGCGCTCATCCTTCACTCGATCGGAGAGACCGACACGCTGACCACGACGGGCGGCGCCGGCAACTACAAGATGGAGCTGATCGAGGATTGGTTCCCAACGGGAGCCGGATCGGAGGTCGTTCTCTGCCTCGACAACGACGAGCCTGGAAAGAAGGCGACGCGCAAGCTCACCACCATGCTCCAAGCTGCGGGCGTCCAGACGATCCTCCTCGTGCAACTGCCGAACGGGCAGAAGGACATCACGGACGTTCTGACTGCGGTTCCGGTGGAGAAGCGGGTCGAGACCTGGAAGAAGCTGCTGAGTGGGGCGGTGCGCCGCGAGCTCGGCAAGACGAAGTGCTCCGGGCTTGTCGCCGAGAACGGCTGCCTCGTAGTCGAGGAGACGGGCGAGATCATCGCCCCGTTCACCGGTCAGGTGGTCTCGAGTGGGCTGCGCCGCTTCGGTTTCGGGAAGACGGGCCGGGTGTTCACCATTCAACTGCTGCATCGCGATGGGAAGACCAAGCTAGAAGTGGTCCACGACAACGGGGATTTCTTGGTCGACTCGGTGCAGAAGTCCGCGAGAGCCGGGTCGATGTGGGCGTTCGAGCGCAAGATGAGCGATCGCGTGTTCACGTGGCTCGCGCAGGCCGGCGCTGAGACCGAGGTGAAAAAGGACATCGGCTACTGTTTCGGGTTCGATTCCACGGTCATCGGCCCGGATCAGTTCAAGTGCTTCTACACGCCGAGCACTTTGTTCAAAATGCACGGCGCCGAGCCGAACACCGAGATCGCGATGGAGCCGCCGGCAGAGTTCCTGCGGAAGATGGACCTGCCGATGCCCGAACCCGATCGGGTGCAGTCCGGGCTCAAGGTGACGTTCGAGAAGGCCTACCACTGCCACGCCGCGAGCGCGATGGCGCCAATCCTCGCGGTCACGTTCATGGCCCCGGTGTTCCGAGCTTGGTGGCAGAACGAAGCGCGGTTCCCGACCATGCTCTACGGCAAGAGCGGATGCGGGAAGACGACCCGCTCGATCATCGCGCTCAGCTACTTCGGGCATTTTCGGTCAACCAACGACCTCGTGACCGTGGGCGGGCGCAACGGCAGCGGATCCACCTTCAACTCGGTCTCAACGATCCAGGGGTTCGCGGGCGACTCGGTGTTCGTGATCGACGACCTTGGTCTGTCCAGGACGACGGACGACCGGCAGCGCGAGATGCTGGTCGACTTCCTCCAGAGCCAGAGCCAAGGCCTCGGACGCACGAGGATGTCGAGCGCGGGGACCCTCATCACCGCGCAGATCCCTCGAGGCTTGCCGCTGATCTCGACGGAGATCCTGCCTTCCGAGGACGAGTCGCAGGTAGCGCGCGCCTTCCTCGTGAACATGCCAGCCTCGCTGCCGCTGCGCGAGGAGCCCTACGCCTCGAACTACCAGGAGTGCTTCGACTTCCTCGTGGACCGGCACCACGCCATGGCCGGCTGGATCGAGTGGAACGTGAGCTCGCCGGCTGCCGGGCTCGCCTTGTCCGACGCGCAGAAGGTGGCGAAGCCGATGATCGAGGCGATCGCCGACTCAGTGGCCCCGACCTGGCGTTCGATCAACAACGCCCCTCGCATCGTGGGCCGGTGGACGGCGGTGACCGAGTGTTGGTTCATGCTGCTCACGTTCGCTTACGAGAAGGGCGTGCTCACCGCAGACGACGTGACCAAGTTCGCGACCGAGTGGCGTGAGTCCGTGGTGCCGCTCAACCTGTTCACCGCGCTCGGTTTCCTTGTGCAGAGCGGGCATAAGGAAACGTTCATGTCGGGCCTCATCATGGCGCTGCAGAGTGGCAAGGCCACGCTGCTATCGCGCTACAACAACATGATGCTGCCGAGCTACCACCAGCCATCAGCAACAATCATCGGGTGGTTCGACACGCCCACCAACCTCGGTTGCGGTCTCGAGGATGCGGTATCCTACTGCGGGCAGTCCATCGTCGTGACCCTCTCCTCGTCCTCGGTAGCCTCCATCAGCCAGGGCAAAGGCTCTGTATCCCAATGGAAAACGATAGTGCAGTTTCTCAAGTCGTCGGATTACGTCTCGAAGTCGTTCCAGACGACATCAAAGGAGATCCGGCTGTCGAAGAAGGGGGCGATGGAGCTCCTGTCGTGGCTCCCCGGAGTGTCCCTGTGAACGAAGTGACCGTGGCCGGCCCGGTGTCCGATGAGGTGGCGAGCATGTCGCTGCAGCGGATGAAAGCCGAGCTCGATCGCGTCTGTCAGATCAGCGCGGACCAGCAGAAGCGGGCCGTGCAGATCGCGGTCGACATGATCGAGGAGGGCGTGCAGGCGGTGACCGAGAAGGGCAAGCCCGACCACTCGATCCGGCTGGCCTACTTCCGCGAGCTCACCAACCTGTTCGGCCTCAGCATGAGCGATCGGCTCAAGATGATGGAGCAGTTCGAGCGGCTGGTCGCGCGCACGATGACCCACTCGGAGCGCAACAAGAAGATGGACATGACCGGCATCCGCGCGGCGCTCTCACCGCACGCGAAGACCGAGCTCGGGCTCTAGGGCTAGCCCTAGCCCTGACCGTCGCTGGCCCGCCGCAGGCGAGCAAGGATGTCGCGCACCCGGCTCGCCGCATCCTGCACCGGGATGCCGTTGAGCGTCGCGTAGTCCATGATCGCCTGACGCGCGGCGCTCGGGTTGATCTTGAGCACCGAGAAGATCTCCTTGGCGTCGCTCGCCGAGATCTTCCCTCGCGTCAGCAGATCGTCGATCTCGGAGAACTGCACGGCGCCTCCCGAGGAGAAGACCGCGCGGGCCACGGGCGACTTGAGCTGCGTGTAGCGCACGGCAGCGATCGCCTCGTCGTTCGAGAGAGGGGCGAATCCTGCTGCGCGCAGCGAAGCTGAGGTCTCCTGGAAGATCGAGGCGCGGGCCTTGGGGTCGCTCACCTCGTCGATCCGGTCGCGCATGTCCCGGATCATGTCGGTGCGCTTGGCCTTGAGGTCCAAGAGCTCCTGCGAGATCGCCTTGGACTGCGAGGCGTAGATGCCAGCCTGGTCCTGTGGGTCGACGATCGGGACCGGCGAGAGGTTCTTCTCGATGGCCTTGTTGACCCGGCGAGCCGAGTCGCGCTCGCTGGTTCCGAGGGACCTGACATTTTCGAGGGTCATCGGGACGCCCGAGACTGCGGGCGCCATCTGCTGCAGCGAGTAGGCCGCAGCAAGGCCAACCCTTGCCGGAAGGCTGCTCGATTCCTCGAAGACCTTGCCGCCCGGGAGCTTGGGGTCCACGCCCCTAACGGCGCCGATCGTTGCCATCCCGACGTCCCACAGGGGATTCGAGAAGGTGCCCGAGCCGTAAGGGGATTCGAGAAGGTGGGTCCACCGCGCTGCTCCCTCCATCGGGTTGAGCGTCGTGAGGTCCAGGTAGTTCATCCTGCCCGTCTTCTTGTCCCGGGACAACGGCAGAACGAACTGCTCGAAGGCGGTGGTGGCGAGGCCGTGGCCTGCGATCTCGGAAGCGTTGCGCTTGTCGTCCTCGGTCTCGCCGGTCAGCATCGAGAAAAGCTGTCGCACGCCCCAGGCGTAGAGGAAGGGCGCAGCAAGGGTGGAGAACGGGGCCTTGGCTCCATACTTGATTGCCGATCGAGCAGTCATGTAGTTGAAGCGCTGGAACCAGAGGAATGAACCGATCGAGTTCATGATCGGCGCCATCTCCTGGTAGTTGTAGAGAGACGCCACGCGCTCGATCGCCTCGTCCTTCCCGAACTTGGCCTTTAGCTCGCGGTAGGCAATGAGCTTCGCGAGAACGTCGCTCTTGCTGTAGGCATTCTCGATGCCGCCAGCAATCGCGCCGAGCTTATCAGGCGATCGGAACAGATTGTCGATATTCGCGATAGCTTGGTAGAAAAGACCGCGATCCTTTCCTGATGCGAGATTGTAGATGTCTTCTCGCGTGGTTCGGTTGCTTACGATCTGTTCGACTGCGAACTCTGTTCCGATCTGGCCAGCATCGGAAAGCTCCCTATACATTGGCCCGTTCGTCTTGATCTCATTCTCTGCCCAAGCCTTGTTCTCATGCGTCCACTTGCCATGAACTCCAATCGTAGACATGACGAATGTCTGCCCCCACTCTTGGCGCAGGAATGACGTAGGGTTAGCTGTAACAAGAGCCCTCTTGAGCATCCCACTAAGGATCGACATGCCCTCGAGGAAATCATTTTTCCAGAAGCGCGTGATCTTGGTTTTGTCGTGAACCGATGGATGAACGAACATCCCCACGAGCGGGCCAAGAATCATCTTCTGACCGTTGGTGTCAACGGTGACCTGCTTGTAGGCAAATGGACTGTCGCCCCACAGTCTTTTGGCTTCCGCCTCGGTAGCAACTGCGAGAGCTGGGTCAGCGGCGATCTTGTTGAACATCTTGCGCTGAGCGATGACAGTTCGCTCTGCGATGATGTTTCTCGGGATCATGTCGCGAGGATCAGACTTGAACTCAGAAGGATCAAGCACGCCCTTCGAGCGAGGCATGAATGGGCCGATGTTCGCCATGCCCGTGCGAATGCCGCTGGCGACCACTTGCTCGGAAACCTTGGTCATCACGTTCGCCGAGAACGGATCGCCGTCGTCTCGCATGGACGCCTCGAACCCAATCTTTGCGGCGATGTCAGGGTTTGCTCGCATCGCCTTGACAAGATCCTTCTCGGATGCACCCCGACCTTGCGGGTAGTAATCCTTGATAATGCGCTCAGGAGTGATGATGCCGGCCTCAACGCTTTCAGCGCCCATGTCGGCAAACACAGCCTTTGCTTCCTCGTAGAGTTCGCGAAGCTCAGGAGGTGGTTCCTCTTTGCCCTGGATCGCACGCACGAGAGCGTAGCTCTTGCTACCCTCGACGTGGGGGTCTTCCCCGAGGGCCTGATAAAGCTTGTTCGACATCATCGCCGCCTCACGCTCGCCCTCGGAACGCTGGGCTTGAAGGTCGCGCGTGAGTTTGTTGATGGCTGTCGGAGGACGACGGAGCGACCAGTCGAAATACTGCATCGCTCCAGCCCCCCAATAGGCTACTGCTCCAGTCGGGGTTGATCTGTTCTCGATTCCGTAGACCGACAACCAGTTGCGAAGATCACGGATCTTGCCGAGGGCAAAGCTCCAGGCCTTGCCGATCGCATTGAGCGATGCTGTGGTTGCTGTGTTGAACAACCTGTCAATCATGCCAAGAGCCTTCGACACGCCACTCATGGGCGCCTCGCGCACGATCGTGCCGACGTTTCGCAGCACTGGCGCGATCGCCTTCTCGTAGGCCAGCTTGGTGAAGGCCCACACCTTCTTCCCGAGCTCGACGTTCTTGATGACGCGATACCCGAAGTAGGACATCGCGGCCATGCCGAGGCCGAGGGCGGTCGGGGCCGCGTGGCCTTCGCCGAAGAAGGCGAACGCCGGGGCCGCCGAACCGATGCGCTTCGACTCGGCCTTGAGCGCCGAGATCATCTCGCGCCAAGCGGTCTGGAGCTCGGTCCCGCCCTCGCTCATCATCTGCGAGTCGAGCTTCGACTCCCGCTCGTTCAGCGTCCGGGAAACGATGTCCCGCTGGTCCTGCGGCAGCGCGTCGAACCACGAGGAAGGCGACTCCTCGCGATCGCGCGCAAGGGTTGCCTCCTTCTTGAGCGTCGCGACTGCCTCCTCGTAGGCCTTGCCGGCTTCCTTGCGATACTTCGCGACCGTGCCCCGGTCGACACCGAGGAGGTTCGCGACGCGATCGTTCGTGAGCTCGATCTTGTCCGGGCTTTGGTCGACGCGCTCGGCTGCGGCGAACCGCTTGAGGGCGCCGAGTCGTTCCATGTTCGCGATCTCGGGGTTGGGCTGCCCACGGCGCAGGCTCCACGGCTTCTCGAGGAGGATGCGTAGGGGCGAGGGGACGCCCTCGCCGGCTGCTGCAGCGCGTGCGACCTCGTAGGACTCCGAGGAAGTGGCCAGCGTGCCCTCGCGCTTGCGCTTGCGTGCCCAGGTCGCATCTTCCTCAAACTTGGACAGCGCTTGGATGGCGGCCTTGGTGTTCTTCGAGGGCTCCGCCGGGGGCTTGGCTTCCGCTGGCTTGGCTTCTGCCGCGGTCTCTGCAGGATTCTCCACAGGCGCCGCAGGCTCTTCGGGAATCTTCTCCGCAGCCTTGGCCTGCTCCTGCGCCCGCTTCTCGGCTTGCTTGACCCGTCGCTCGTTCCCGGTCTTCTCGATGCCCAGGACGCGCTCCAGCGACTTGTCGGCGTTCGAGAACCCCGCCGCCGTGGCCATGATCTCGTGCGCCACGTCGAGCATGTCGCCCGCGTCGCGCATCCGAGAGAGGGCAGCCATGAACGCCGGGTCCGACACGAGGGATGCGGTCTCGTGGATGAACGGATCCTTCTCGGAGCCGTTGCGGATCATGCCGACCGCAGCGTCCAGAGACTCGAGCGCGCGCTTCACGAACGCCGCCTCGGGGCCGTCCTGGAACGATCCCGACATTTCGATCGAGCGGAGAACCCGCTTCAACGAGTCGGAGGCATCGGCCAGTGCCTTGACCGGCTTCTTCTTCGAGGGAAGCGCCGCTTGCTTGTCCGACTCGAACCAGGACTGTCCACCGTCCACCGAGTCGTAGAGCTTGCCGAAGCGCAACGTCGTGAGGCTGCTGTCCGCGCGCTGGTAGATGCCGGCGATGTTCTGCTCGACACCCATCTTCTCGGCCAGCATCCGCATGACCGCGGCATCCGTGTTCGAGCGGAGCGCGAGGGCCTTGGCGATCGCTTCGGCTCCCTCGCCCTGGAACCGCAGAGGTTCTTTGCCGGGGCTGGATTCGAGGAGCGTGGACTTCGGGAAGGCCTGCGCGAACAGGTCGTGCGGGACGACGATCTCGAAGCTGCCAGCGTCGCTCTGCGAGAGCTTGAGGTTGATCTTGCTCGGCGAACCCGGGAGCTCGAGCTCCACTGTCGCGCTCTCCCCGTGCTTGCTGACCTTATTGGTCAGAGACCAGCCGGCGTCCACGAGGGAGAGGATCGAGGGCGGGACCGCACTGCGCGGCGCAGCGCCGGCTTTGACGTTGGTTTCGGCAAGGGCGTTGGCTTCCTTGCTGCGCAGATCGAACGACTTGGCCCGGTCCTCGGCGACGAGCTGCGATGTGATCGCCTGGTCCTCGGCCTTCGCTTTGGCTGCAGCGCCAGCCTCGGCAGAGCGCTCGGCGACGACTTGATCGCCCTCGGCGGCTGCGGCCTCGCCCTGCAGTTGCTTCGCCTCGGCCATGTTGGCGACGTCGGCGTTCTTCTCGCGGAGCTTCGCGCCGAACCCCGTCGCCTCGAACAGCGCGCGCTCGAAGTTCTGGTGTTCGAGCTCGCGGTTGCGCGCTCGGTAGAACGGGATCTGCGAGGGAGCGATGCCTCGCATGAGCGCCATGCCGGCGGGACCGGCGACGCCGAACGTGATGAGGGCGCTTTCGAGCCCCTTCCAGTCCTTGTTCAAGACCGAGTGGACGATCGGGGCGTAGGCCTCGAGGTCGGCAGCGAGGAGTGGGAAGGCAAGGCCTTCGACTGCGCCGGCGGCCACCTTCGCGAACAGGCCGCGCGAGGGGTTGTGGTTCAACCAGGTCTCGACCTCAAGCACCTTCTCGGCGGACGGCGCCCCGAGCTTGCCGAGAATGGCGTTCTCGACGTAGTTCCCGAGACGGCCCGTGATGACCATGGGCAGGGCCATGACGGCGCCCAAGGCCCCGGCCTTCGCGCGGTCGATCAGCTTGCCGTCTGCACCGATCGCGCTCGCCGTGCCCCAGCCAACGGCCTGCCCGGTGATCTCTGGAGCCCACCGGAACGCCGTCTCGGTCAGCTTCGCCGAGAGGGTCGGCGACAGCTTGAGGATCGACTTCCCGGTCTGCTCCATCGCGGTCTTCAAGAGCTCGCCGGAGTTGACCGCATCTTCGGCACGAGAGAGCGATAGGCCCGCCTTCTCGACGGTGTTGATGAGGCCCCGGTCGATCCGCGCTGCGAGGGAGCTCGACACGCGAGCGCCAATCGTCTCAGCCAGCTTCCCCTCGGGACCGCCGACCATGCCGAGGAGGCTGCCCAGCATCTCGCTTCCGCGCAGCATCGCTGCTGCCGGGGTGCCGACGTCATCGCCGATCGAGCGCAGATATTGCTGGCTGGCCGACTGCTTCTCGTAGGCCTGGGTGATCTCCTTGATCGCCTCGGGGTTGCCGAGCCTGGACTGCACCGCCGCGATCGGGTTCTTGAGCGTGGTCGCCGCGCGGTTCAGGGCCTCTTGCGCGTCGATGTGCGGGATCTTCGCGCCGAACAGGTTGAGCGCACCGGCAGCGAAGTTATGGATCGAAGAGAGCGCGCCACCCGCCATCGCCTCGGTCGTCTGATCGAGGAGGACGGCGGTCTTGCCGAGGACCGACATCCCCTCGGATGGTCCGCCTTTGTCGCCCCAGCCCTCGAACTTGTTGAGAACGCTGTCGTCAAATAGTGGGCGGTCATAGCCGTGAACCCCAGCAGCGCCGAGCTTGTCGAAGCTGTCGGACGGTGATGGGTTTTGATTCGACGGCCGCGTCGATGGTCCCTGCGGGTCTTGCTGCCCAACCGGATCAGACGTCTCGATCCCTTGGAACGAGGTCACTTGCCACCGAATGCGTCGGCCAGCTTGCCAGGGTCGACACCGTGAAGAAGAGCGTTCGTGTAGATCCTGAACTTAGCCATATCAGCATTGCTCAGCGTTTTCCCGTTCTTCTTGGCCTCGCTTATCCTACGGTTCATTTCCGAGACGATGGGGAGCATGACGCTCATGCGCGCTGTCGACCTGTCAGAACCACTATCCGACCCTCCGACTTTCATGAGGACGCTATCGGTCTTCATGATGTCGCTAATGAAAGAGTTGTCCGGGGTTCCACCGGGGAACAGCGTGTCGAAGGTGATGTGCTTCATATCACCATTACTTGTCTGCACTTGCCATGCCGGTTGATTGAGCGACTGCACGACGTTGTAGCGCTCTTGGTCACGGGACTGGCCGACTGTTCGAGGAGGCGAGGCTTGGCCCGTGCTGGTCGATGGGGAAGGCTGCGAGTAGCCCTGTTGCCCTTGGCCAGCTTGCCTTTGGGCGAACCCCTTGCCATATACCTTGTCCACAATGTCCTGGACTGCCGCAGTAATCTCGTCAGGCTTGAACCCGCTCATCTGCGCGTTGGCGCTCATGGTCTTGAACACGTTGGCGTAGAAGTCGCCGTAGTCGTTCAACACCTTCTGGCTCTGCTTCGCCTTGTATTGCTCCATCTCCTGAGCGGTTGCCTTCACAGGTTTCACCATCCCGCCTTCGATGACCCACTTGTTCCCGTCCTCGGTCACCTGACCGATGTGCGGGAGGATGGCCGCCGACATTTCGATCCCACCCGAATCGATCGCGGCCTGCTTCTTCTTCGCCTCGGCAAGCTGCTGCTCGATCGAGTCGTTGTGCAGCTTCGCCGACCGCAACTGCTCGGCCACCGAACCGTTCGCCATCATCTCGCGCTGCAACTGGATGCGCTGCAGTGCCTCCTGCTTGCGGACCTCGATGTCGGCGACCTGGGCGTGGTTGTAGGCGCGCTCCATGTCGAGCTTCTGAGACTCGACGGTTTGCTGGAACGCCCGCGCCCGCTCGCTCGCCGTGAACTCGGCTTGCCACTGGAGCGCCTTGGTCTCCTGCTCAGCCTGCCACCGCTTGCCCTGCACGTATTGCTGAGCTCCCTGCGCCACTCCTTGCCCAAGAGCGGCTGCCCCGCGCTCCTGCGAAGCGTTCGCCTGCTGCGACTGCTCCGCGTTGAAGGAGTCCGTGCGGAACTGCTTGTCTCCTGGTTCCATGGCCATGTGGATACCTCAGCCGATCAAGGCTTCGATCCTCGCATCCATCGCGTCGAGGGAGGCGAGCTGTCGATCGTAGAAGCCATCGTGTGCGAAGTCGCGAACGTAGATTTGCGCGGCGATGTCGTAGGAGGCTGGTCCGAAGCGAGCCATGCCACCGGCGATGATGCCCTCACGAGAGGGATAGCTCGAGCCCATGGGCGTTGCCGGTCCGAAGGCCGACGCGCCCGGGTCAAGCATGGCGGACATAGGAGCCGAACCGCCAGACGCTTGAGGTCCGCCGGCTGCGCCACCCTGCGCTCCCTCGAGACCGTAGCCACCGCCCCCGCCGCCTCCAAAGCCCTGCTGCCCGCCCTCGCCCTGGCCACCCTGGCCCACGACGGACTTCATCGTTCCTGGGTTCTGAGGTTGCGACGCCGGGCTCTGCGGGTTTGATGGCTGGCCTCCGTAGGCGGATGCGGGTGGAGCTCCAATCTGAGGGGGTTGCCCTGGCTGGCCCTGCTGGCCGCCCTGCTGGACTTGGCCACCAACAAGGTTCTGGTTGCCCGCCCCGCCCATCGAGGGGTCGGCGGCGCCGCCTTGGGCGTTCCCAGCGTTCTTGGCGTTCGCGGCGTTGATCCCACCGTTGATCGCTGCAGCGCCGAGGAGGCTGGCGCCACCGGTGGCAGGCGCAAGCACAGCTCCCGCAGCCGAGATCACGGCTCCCGCGATCTGCATGTTCGAGGCCTGACGCGCGGCCTTCTTGGCCTTCTGCTGCGCCTGGAGTCTCGAGTTGTAGAGCAAGTCCGGCGCCTGGGTCTGGCTGTTCTGCAGCACCTGCGCCATCTGCGAGTAGTAGGGCGACGCCATCGCAGCGGCGCCGCCTGGGCGGTAGGACTGCAGTTGGCCAAGCCCGCCCTGCAACGCACTGAGAGCATCCTGGTTGAGCCCGGCATTCCGCTCGGCGACCCTGCGCTCCGCGAGAAGCTGGACCTGATCGGCGATCTCGGCGGGCGGGTTCTTTCCCGAGGTGGGGAAGCCGAGGGAGTCGACGCCCCCGTATTCCTGCATCATGGCCGCGCGCTTCTGATCGACAGAGGCGCCGCTCTGGTAGTCGCCCTTGCCTCGGACGAACCGAGATATGTCGTTCAGAAAGCCCATGGCTCAGATCATCACGTCGAGGGCGCCGATTAAGAAGAGACCGAGCTTTCCGATGCCAGCACCGCCGTAGTCCGTGGTGAGCTCCGATGCCGTGCTCCCCCAAAACATGTGGCCGTAGTTCATGATCTCGTATCCGGCTGGATAGTAGTCGTAGTTCTGCGTCGGCTGATAGACGCGGGAGGTGACCACGCCTGCGGTCGCGCTGTTGTTCGAGTAGTCGCGCATGTAACCGAGGGTGTTCATGCCCTCGATACCGTTTCCGTCGACATCGAACGTGGTGCCGGCCTGAATGACGTATCCGAAGTTGCTGTGGCGACCGTATGGCGAGGCCACGCCGTTCAGGACCGAGCAGTGCGCGAACTGCGTTCCCGCCACCGTCCGCTCGTGGACGAGGCCGATGACGCCGCCAGTGGAGACGTCATCGAGCACCGCCGCAAGCTCGGCAGGATCGGGAGAACCGTTGTGAACCGGCCCGGTCTTCACCACACCGGCAGACTGGCCAGCGATCCCGACCGTGTGTTCGAGCTCGTCCCACGTTCCGAGGGAGGCATCCGCAGCAGCCTTGAAGTTGCGACCAGTGATGTTGACCGTGGTGTTCGATGCGCCACGCCAGACGAAGCGGTTCGCGAAGGTGCGTTGTGCAGCGGCAAACCGCTTGAAGTGGATGTTCGGGACCTCGAGGGTGGCGAGGTAGATGCCCTTCCACTTGGCAAGCCCGAGGCTGTTGGTCACATTCTCCAGCGGCTCGAGGAACCTGAGGCGGTTCTCGTATCTCCACACCCCTGGTAGTCCATAGTTCGCCACGCCCGGGTAGACCGGGTTGAAGTAGATCTTGGTGATCATCATGAGACCCGTGTAGATGACCGGCGAGTGCGGCCCTCCATTGTGGTCCCAAAACGATTTGTCCATCGTTGGGTTTGCAGCGGCGGCTGCGACACCATCGGCGTCCCATTCCACTGGCATCGTGGCGATCTCGAGGACTGCCGATGTCGTGTTGCCGGAACCGTCCGTCTTCAAGGCGGTGTATTTCGCATACAGCATCGCCGAGCTCGGATACTCGCTCTGATCGAGGAAGGCCGGGTCGGCGTAGCTCGCACCGGCAGGTGTCGGGTTGTGCGTGAGCAGCAGCCCGAGCTTCATCTTGTTGTTGACCGTGTAGGTTCCAGAGCCAGCGGCGGTCGAGAATGGGGTCGTGAGACTTGAGTAGACCTGGAGGTTCGTCGCGTCGACACCCTTGACGTAGAAGGCCCCGTTGAGGTTTGGGGTCACGCCAGCTTCGGAACCACTCTCGAGGATCGAGGCGGTTACGAACTTGCCGACTGGAACGCCATGCGGTCGAGCTGTGGTGATGACCGTCGTCGCGGCCCTCGTGACTGAGGTGACGAACATTTGGCTGCGGACAGTCTCAAACACCGCCGAACCCTGCAGCCCACGACCGTAGCCGCGCGAACACACGAGGACGTTCGTGTCCGTGATCCCACCCGGCTCGGTGACGTAGATGCGCTCGACCATCCCGCCCGCACGGAGGTTGATCGCGACTCGGAACGACTCGCCGGTGATCCCACCACCGAGGGCGTCGACGTGGCGGGAGACGATCGGCCCGAAGGTCTGGAGCGTCGACTCGGTGGTGAAGTCGTCCGTCCCCGTCGCGACAGCGTAGAAGTTGCCTCCGAGATGGGTCGCTCCACCGCACGGGCCGGGCACCTTCCACCCCGCAGCATTCGCTCGAGCTGCGGTGTGAGCATTCCAGATCATCGTCGTGGGGGTCTTGAAAGCCATGTCAGGTCACCGTGCTTGGTTGAGTTTGGTCTGGAGCTTGCTGGCGACCTTTGTAGACCTCGAAGATCGCTGCGGGGTTGTCGGTTGGAGGCTGTTCTGGAACGTTGGTCTGGCCCTCGAACATCAAGGTAGCCATGAGCTCCCGGACGTTCAACCAAACGGGGTCCTTGGTCGTGTTGTCCCAATAGCACCGCGCCGCGAGGATGATCGGGCGCATGTAGCTGATCGAACCCGTCTTGATCTCGAGCTCGATGACCTCGTAGTCGCGGAGCAAGTTGATCCGAGGGGAGAGCGCCAGGGTCTCGAGATCGTCCTCGCGCCGGGTCTCGACGGTCGGGACTTGGTAGACCTTGAACTCGACGTAGCCGCCTGGGTCGTTGCCCGTGATCGTGGTCCCGGTGCGCCACGGCGTGATCGCCACCGACTCGAGGGGCGTGTCGGGAGCGTGGCCGAGCGGCATGTAGACCGTGTAGAGGCCGGCGACTGGAGCTCCAAGACGCCCGGACATGGCATCGAGGCGAGTGTCGAAGTCGTGGATCGCCCCGCAGACCGGGAATCGGTAGGACAGGCGATCCTTGGCGACGAACATCATTTCGCTGCCAGATCCCCTTCGAGCACGATGTTGTTCAGGCGAATCTGCTGCCCACCGATCACGCGCAAGATCACCGAAAACTCGTGCCCACGGTTCGAGCCGTAGCGGAACATTTTGACCAGAGCCTTCCCGGGCGCGGAGTTGCCCGAGGCGTTGTTCGATGCGAGGTCTCCGAGGAGGTCGTAGCGGCTCGTCGATTCGCTCGTCGGCGCCGAGATCGAGGTGGTCGCGCGCTCGGTCTCGAGGTCGACCTTGGCCCACACGAGGGGTGAAGCAGCGCGGCTGAACCTGGAGACGAGGGAGTAGGCCGTGTCGCTCGCGAGGCGGGAGTAGAGCGAGTGGCGAATGCTCACGCTGTCCACCTTCTTCGGGCTGTTGGTGTTTTCCATGTTCATCTTGGCGGTCTCGATGACCATGGAGAGCGTGCCGATTAGGACCGTGTCTCCGACGCTCCACGTGCAGGCCGTGGTCAACGAGAGAGTCGGGGTTGGGTCCGCGTCGGGAGGCGTGACCGCGAGGGTGGAGGTTGCGACGACTTGCTTGGTCGTCGGGTTGTAGATGATGACCTCCATGCCGGCGGTAACGTAGGTGCCGTTCACATACTTGCCGCCGCTCGCGGTGTCGTTGACTGTGAGGTCGATCGTCAGATTCGTCGATTCCGTTCCGGCGGTAGTTGCAGTCGCCTTGACTGGCTCGAAGTTACCGTCCTGCGCCGAGTCCTCGAGGGCGCACAAAAGCCAACGCGAGTAGGGCGTGAACGAAGTGTCCGAGGAGTCGGGCGCCGCGACGAACAGCATCCGATGGAGCCCGTCGTCGCACAGGCCTCGCGACATCGAATGGATCGGGAAACGCGGCTTCCACGTCGACCAACCGCCCGTGGTGTAGGAGAACACCAGGATCTCGTCGCACGGAAACTTGGTCTTGAGGTTGTCGCTCGCTGTCGACCACGAGTAGCCGTTGAACCCCTCGTCGACCATCGTGAACGCGAGGCGGCCCGAGCGGACGCCGAAGTAGATGCACTCGCGCTCGGGGTCATGGACCGCCCACGAGTGGAGCATCATGCCCTTCGAGTCGCGCTGGTAGAGCGGCGAGATGCCCGTGAACGCTTCGCGCAGATCGTTGCCAATCCAACGGAGTTGGTTGTTCGAGAGGATCACCGGGCCGCGATCCGAGAGCCAGGCAAGCCCACCGGGGAACTCGACCATCGAGTTCGGCGCGATGCACCCATACTGCGAACTCAAGAGGACTGGCGCTGCCCCGCGAGGAGACTGGTTCCACGTCATCACGTAGGTCTGCGTCCTCGTGCAGATGACGAGGGAGTCCTGGTAGCGGCCAAGCGCCTCGACGTCCTCGTCACCATCGGCGTCGACGATGATGCGGTTGATCGAGGGAGTCTCGCCTGGGCGGCCCTGCTCGGAATACCAGACCTGACCGCGAGGGAGCACGAGGTAGGCAGTGCGCGAGGAGTTGCCGTAGGTCTGCTCCTGCACGAACCGGAACCCGTCGACTTGGTAGCGCGGCCAGCAGTTCTCGGGGTTGGCGAGAGCGCTCGTCCCGTAGCTCGTGTGCATGAGCTTGTCGATCGTGACCGTCTTGTCGAGCGGGACGCCAGGCGGCGTGGTCACTCGATCGGCGTAGCTCACGGTCTCGGGATCGCCCTGGAACGACTCCTGCGAGAAGAGGTCCGTGCCGGCGTATGCCGGCGGGATGCCGGCGTTCGCGACGTTGAACGAGGCGTCGAGCGTGTTGGCGCTCGAGTCGAAGTTGCCGCACGCGATCTGCTGCTTTTTCCGGTGCGAGGTGTTCGCGTTGATGACGTCGAACTTCGTCGTGATGCCGCCGCTCTGGAGCTCGTTGCGCTGGCCGATGTCGCCGAAGGACCCACCGTAGAACGTGGTGCCCTTGATCGTGCGCACGGCCTTGCAGCCCATGGGCATCTGCGGGATGACCGGCGGCGGCTGCGTGAAGTCGATCTCCTCGCGAGCGGACTGCTCTGGATCGAAGTTATAGAGGTTGAGGTAGATCAGCCCCTTCGTGATCGGACCCGAGTAGTTGTTCGGCTCGGCGCCGAACTTCGGGATCTTCACGTTCTTGTAGAAGCCGAGGACTGAGCCGTTCTTCCTCGAGACGTAGACGTTGATCGAGGTGGCATGGCACTCCGCAAGGAGGTAGCCCGGGTGGAGGTAGAAGACCTCGATGAACTTGCGCGCGCCTGCGCCGGAGCCACCGACCGTTACCGACACAGCTTCCGAGGCAAGGCCGACCTCGCCAGTGAAGTCGTCTTTGTAGGCGACCTGGACCTTGTAGGTTCCGTCCGGGGTCCAAATCGCCGTCGCTGCCGGCGTCGTGATCTGATCGTTGTTGACTTGATCGGTCCCGATGTCCTGGAGGATGGCCTTCGGAAGCCCGAGGGAACGAGGGCGGTCGTGGCCGGTGTTGGGGTAGAAGTTGACGCCGGACGATCCAGCGTCGGTCACCGGCAGGACGTAGGGCGCCTGGAACGCCACGCCGTAGCCCGGAGCGCCCATGAGGATGCGCGTTCCCGCGACATCGAGAGAGAGGCGACGCGGGATCTGCTTGGGCCGGCGCTTGGGCTTGCCCTGATACCCCTCCTCGATCAGCAAGCCGAACTTGCCGCCCCAATCGCGCACCGTGTTCGCCACGAGCGCGATGCTCGGAGCGAGGACAGTCGGAGCTGTGAGGCTCGGCTTGTCCTTCATGGTGTAGGTGGTGAGCGAGTAGGAGTCGTAGGCCGGATTGCGACAGGCCGTCGCCTTGCCAGTCTGTGCCCCATTTGCCGCAAACGTCGTCGGCACTTCAAGGGTGAAGGTCAGCGTCGTCGTGGCGCCAGGAGTCAGCGTGACGACGCCGCTGTTGACTTTGAGCCTCTGGCGATTGAGCGCGGCGGCGCCCGGACCAGTGATCCCCTCGAGGAGGATGTATTCGTTCAACGCCGGGTAGTAGTTTGCCGAGTTGTAGACCCCGGTGATCGAGACTGTGATCGTGACCGAGTAGGGTCCAGGGCCGCTCGTGGCCGAGTAGGCCGTGACGGCATCACCTGCCGCGATCAGGTGCGTGCGCCGGTAGTCGGACTCACCGATCAGCACGAGGCGATCGCGCACGCTCGCGAGTCCATGCGGGATCGCGAGGTTGTTGTAGGCGAAGAAGAACGAGTAGACCGGATTGTTCTTGTCGAGCGACGCGGCGTTCCTCGTCCACACGTAGATCCGACCGGCGGGCCGGTTCGATATGACCGCCGACGCCTTGCTCGCGTTGGTCGTGTCGAGGGCGGACCCACCAACGAACGGGGCGATCGTTAGGGTCTTGCCAGACAGGTCAGCAACGTTGTTGAAGGTCGCGAGGTAGAGACCGTCGATCCCGTTGTCACCGAGACCACCGAACGCGCCATCGGGGATGAGCACGCTCCCTTGCTCGGTCCACTTCGACATCTCGATGAACACGTAGTATTGCGTGCCGTTCTCGATGCGATGCGGAGCCGAGAGCGTGACGTTGCAGGTCGTGCCCGCGATGAACACCGGGGCGTAGGACGCAATCTCGAAGTCGTTGGTCACCGCATCGTAGAACTGCGTGTTCCACGTTGGGATCGCCACTGGCCGCCACCCTGGGAACCTGCGGAGCTCGGTCCCATCCGAAGAAGGGTAGACGTTGTCGAGCGTCGTGAAGCTGCGCTCGGCATTGTCGAAGACGGTGAGGTCCGTCTGGCCTTTCCACGTCCCTTGGCGAAGCGGGAGCAGACCCATCAGACCGTCCTATTCCACTCGATGTCGTTGAAGAAGTTGTTGCTGTTCACCGGCTTCGGCGACATCAGGCGAGGGTGCTGGGTCCGGCGCAGCGCGTTCATGATGCGCTTCACGTTGAGCAGCTTCTCCTCATACTCCTTCTTGTGGAGCAGTAGCGCATCGGGGCTGACCGAGGTGTCGAACTGCGCCATGCGGTAGCACACGCCGAGAACGATCACTTCCTGGAACCGGCGCGGGATCACGCAAACGTCGGTGTCGCTGTCCATGCGCTCCCACCGAGTTTCGTAGTCCATGATGTAGTCGCCACTCGAGGCGGCATAGCCGGTCTGGATGTCTCCAGCGGCCATGAGGAGCGAGCCTTCGGTGGTGTAGCCGATCTGCTTCCACGAGACGTTCTTCCCGTCCGTGGTCGAGAGGCGAAGCACGCGCTCGGCGTAGTTCGGCATCGTGAAGTAGCCGTTGCCGTCGATCGTCACCGAGATCGTCTCGCGCGTTCGGATGAACTCCGCGAGGTCACCGAGGCGGTTGATGATGTCGTCCTGCGCGTCGTTCGCGAACTGCTTGGATAGCGCGAGGTCGAAGTCCGTCTCGCGAGACGATCCCTCGTATCGCAGCCTCGCCCGCTCCACGATCTGCGCGAGGGTGAGTCGGTCGCGGCGCAGCGTGTCGATCTTCTTGAAGTCGAGATCCTGGGCCTCGAACGACAAGAGGTAGAGCGTGCGTAGCGCAGCCGATCCGAACCCGAACACCCACGAGTAGTAGTTGTTCGCCGAGATGATCGCGTAGTCCCGCTGCTCCTTCCATTCGAGGTCGGGAGCGAAGTCGTCATCGTTGTTGAGGTAGGCCCGGATGCGCAGTCCGTAGACCTCCTCGTTGATGATGACCCGGAGCTCTTGGATCACCGAGAGGTCGGTGGTCCCAGCGTCGTTCTTCAACGTCTTCGTCGCGACATCCTTCGTCGCCACGATCGTCTGTTGAGCGAGGCCGAAGAGCACGCCGTAGGTGTGCTTGTAGATCCCGAGGGTGCGGACACCGCCGGCAGCGAACAAGATGGTCGCGCCGAAGCCCCAATAGAACGCGGCGTCGCTCGAGGAGCCGATCGTGCCCGTCGAGAACGTCCCGATGGTCACTCGAGAGTCAGCTCCCTCGGCAGTGATCGCGAGGTTCCCTCGGATCATCTGAGATGGCTTGGTCGGATACTTGCCGAGCAAGCCCTGGAAGCACGCCGATTTTGTCGCGGCCTCGTTCGTGACCGCCTTGTCCCTGATCTCCACCCCGTAGACGCCGGAGTGGACCACCGTCCACCCGTAGGTCACGATCGACCCGAGGCCAGTCGAGTCGACACGATCGAACTTGTCGGTGAAGGTGACCATGGGTGTGCTGGTTACTTGCCGAAGTGCAGGCCTTCACGCTTGAGCTTGCGCTCGATCGACTCTCCATCGTGCCAGTAGTCCTTGCCGAACTGGCGTTGGCGAGCCATGAACAACTCGCGCGGGATCGTGCCCACACGAGCGAACCCGTCGTCACCGCGATGGTTGCCCTCGCGACGCGCCTGCTCGGCGAGCTTGCGCTTCTCCTGGACGATCTTCGAGTAGAGGCGCTCCTGCGCCTCGGGCGAGCGGACGCCTTCGGCCTGGTTCACACCGATGGCCTTGAAGTCGTAGCACTTGTCCTTGTCGATGACCGTCAGGTCGCACTCGCGGATCTCTCCAGAGTCGACCTGACAGCGAACACAGTTGTCCCCATATGGCACGAAATCGTCGTCGTCTCGGCCCTTGTAGGTCTTGCAGGATGCGCAGATGAATCCGACTCGCGACGACATTTGTGCTCCTTGGTTGGGCGAGGGGCAAGAGCCCCTCGCCGGTCTCAGGCTCAGTAGCCCGAGTTCTCCGTGACGCCGCAGGCAACCGTCATCGCCTTGAGCGACAGCGGCTTGAAGCCCCACTCCATCACGTATTGGCCCTTGGTCGAGTCACCAGTGATCGCCAGCGGGCGGAAGCCCATGCCACGGAGCACGCCGATCTTCATGAGACTAGGGTGCAGCGCGATCATGCACTTCTGCGGGTTGATCGTGAAGTTTCCAGCCGTTCCGCCACCAAGACCGTAGGGAACCGTGTAGGTCGTCGAGGTGTTGAGGTAGCGGTCGTTGGCGATGTAGACCGAACCCATGTCCGTCGTGATGACGTCGATCGTGTCGAACATTTGCCGCATCGAGGCATCGACGTTGCGGTAGTTCGCCGGCACGTTTCCGGTGACCTGGTTGCTGAAGGCGCCCGAGCTCGAGGGGATGCAGAACGAGCTGATCGAGCGGCGAAGCTGCGGGGCCACGAGGATGAGGGCGCCGTCGACGCGGAACTCGTTGTCATGCGCGCCGCCGAGGAAGCTCTTGTTGAAGAGCTTGCGGGTCAGGATCGTGTCGGTCGCCGAGATCGGCGGGCCGATCACGAGGTTGTCCGGCATCATCGTGGTCGCATAGGCAAGAGTGGGGACATCGTTGCCAGCCGAGTAGAACCTCGTTTGGGTGTTGGCACCACCGAATCCGATCGAGGCACGATCGCACGCGGACTGCACTGCAGCGCTGACGAGGCCGTGCGTGACGCGAGCTTCGACGCCGGTATTCGCGACGTTCGAGGTGAGCGCCGTGCCAACTTGCGCTACACCGAAATGGAGCGCGAGTTCGATCTTGGTAGCCATTTCGGTCATGAGCTTCCAAGCCCGGTAACGGAACTCGTCCGTTCGGCCAGCCATGATCGAGGCCCGTTCGGTCGCGGTGACATCGAGCGCTTCCGCGTTGATCTGCGCGATCGACTTGGGGCGAGCCGGATAGGTCGGAGTGCTGAACACAGCATCCGAGCCTTCGACAGCGACCGCAGTCTTGACCGAGGTCGGATCGCTCGCGCGAGTGATCGTGTCGAGCCCCCACTCGTAGAACTTCTGGTTGAGCGGGACGTGCTCGAAGAGGCCCGTCAGCGGGGTCTCGACCGAGGACACGATCGTGAGGAAGTCGTCCAACGACTCGCGGATCGTGCCGTCCGCGTTGGTCCAAGACTGACTGGTGTTTCCGATGTATGGCATGATTCCCTACTACTGGTGCATGAAGAACTTACCGATCTTGTCGACCAGCATCTCCCCCGCGATGTTGCCGAAGTCCGAACTGTTCCGAGGAACATTCGGAAGGATCTCCCGCATCTGATCGTATCGGGTCTTGCCCTGCGGCTGTTGAGTCGCAGAGGTTGGAGACGTCTGGCTGTGGACCGCCGGATTGAGCCCACGAGCGTCCTGGCCCGGGAACAGCGAGGGGTTGCGGGTGAAGGCGATGAGAGCGGCTTCCTTCGGGGCAAGCCCGGTCTGCTGGCAAACCTGGGCAATCGCCTGGGCCTGCTGCGTGTTGACCTGGGGGCCGAGCTCCGAGGAGACACGGCGTTCCGCGAGGAGAGCCTGGAGTTCCTGCGGCGATGCTCCGATCGCCTGCTTGAACATTTCTTCCGCCATGACCCGAGCCGTGCGAACCGTTGCCGGGTCGACGTCGGGCTTTCCATCCGAACCGTTCAGGACGGGATCACTGGCAAGACGCTGAGTTGCCGTGTTTTCCGCTCTCTGCGCTGCTTCGAGCTGCGCCAGTCTTTCACGCATCGCCTTCGCTTCGGCGGCTGCGGCATTCTTCTCCGCAACGACTTCGGCGAAACGATCGTAGGGAATCTGGCCTCGTTCCGCGTTCGGCTGGGCCTGCTGTTGCTGCTGAGCCGGTTGAGGCTGTTGCTGCTGCTGAGGCTGCCGGAACTGCGGTGCAACCGGAGTGACGGGACGCGAGTCCGCCTGTATCGCTTGCGCATTGGGGTTCCCCTTCTGCGCCTCCTGGCTGGTGAACGCATCGATCGACCCGAGGATCTGAGCCATGAGAGAGTCTTGAGCCTTGCTGATGTTCAGCCCGGCCGGGTTCACCTCTGGCGGGATCGTCGTGAGGATGTTCTCGTTCTGATTCTGTGCGTTGGTCATGAGTCTGTGCGGTTGCGAATCCGCTTACGCTGGTCGCCTGCTATCGTGGCGAATGGGTTGAGGTTGGTTCGGACTCCGGTCACCCGCCGAAGTAACCGCCGAGGTTGGCAGTGCTCGAGGTGTCGGGGGCCTGCGTGTCGCTGGTCCCTTCCTTGCCAGGAGCCTTGTTGCCATTGGCCGGCAGGTTCGTGAGCGCCGCAGCGTTCGCGCTGCCGACGTTCATGTGGATCGAGCGGAGCTTTTCCGCCGGACCACTGCCGTCCGAACCGATGCGCTCGGGAGAGCCATGGTATTGCTGGGTCGTCATTTCTTGTTCCTCTCTTGGATGAGAGCTTCGATGTCAGGATCAGGGTTGAACACCCCGTCCATGTCAACGTTCGAGTTTACGCGCGCTGCGTTGTCCCGCAAGCGGCCAATGGTATCGGTGTTCCGCTCGATCGACTTCTTCGCGATCACAGGAGTCAGGATGATCGCGGTGAGCTCCTTGATCTGCCCTTGGAGGTAGCGGATGTCGGACTCCGGCGTCGTCTTGCTGGCCAGCTTCGCGAGAAGCGTGTTGTGCCGGCGCGTCAGCATGGACACGAGGGCCTTCCACCGCTCGTCATCCGCGAGCTGCAGCGCGATCTCGGCGATCTCCACCTGCTGCTGGAGGTCCGCGAGAAGGATTGCGTCTTCGACGGTGCTCACGTCAGCCCTGCGCCATGTTCGAGGTCTGCGGGATCGCGTTCGAGCGGCCCGGACGGTTCATCGTCTGCAACGAGGGAGGGCCAGGGGTCTCGCCTGGCTGCGTCTGCGCCGGGCTCCCGCCGCTGCTACCCGAGAGAGGCGAGGTCGTGACAGGTGCATCGCCGGCATCGTTCTCGCCCGGAGGCGGCTGGGACTGCGAAGTGGTCGGCGTGCGCGACTTCGCGGCCTGCTGGCGCACCTGCTTCCGACGCGCATTCAGCGCATGGTTCATCATGTGCTCCATGATGAGCTTGAGGCCGTATTCGTTCTTGTCTTCCTTGGCCTGGAGCGCCGCCTCGCCATGCTTGCGGAGATGGGACTCGTCATCGTCGAGGTCGTCGACGCGAATCTGCGTCCCAGCAAGCATGTGGTAGTTCTCCTCCTCGGGAGGCATGAGCGTGCTCAGCATCGAGGGAACGTTCACGATGTCGTCACCCAGCGAGCGACCGATCGTGAGGTCGTAGAACTCCTGCAGGAGCAGCGGCACGTTCACGAGGTCGGCGTTCTGCATCACGTAGGGCGCCGATACGGTCAGGTAGTTGGCGATCGCCGTGGCCCTGGTGCCGATCGTGTGGACGTTGGCGACGCCCACGAACGTGAAGTCGACGGCCTTCTGGAAGTCGGTTGGCTTGATCTCGGCGTAGGCACCAAGGAACTTGGCCGCCTTGCCGAGCACGCGGAACTTCTGGCGCCGAAGCACGAACTGCTGGTTCATGCCGTGGATGAGGTTGAGGATCTGCTCCTGGAACCCCGAGAACGCACGGATGCCTCCGAGGAGGCGCTTGTTGCCTTCCTGGATGCGTCGCTCGATCTCGGTCGCCGTGTTGGCCCCACCGCTCGCGTCGGTCCCCTGGAGAATGTCGGGGACTCCAGTGGTCTCCTGGATGTCGAGCTTGAGTGTCCCTTCGATCTGCGGCATCGAGCGAAGGGTGTCGGGAGCATTCGTCATTGCTACCTTGCCGACCCCGGTGAACACCGAACCGGGGAGGATACCGAGCATCGAGTCGGGAAGGTCAGCGTCCTCCTCAGCAAAGATCGCCGGACAGACCGAAATCTTGTGCGCCTCGAGCGCAAGCTGCCGGTGATGATCGAGCTCCTCGTTGAGCCGCACGGCGTGATCGAGGGGGCCGACACCGAAGAGGTCGAACCCTTCCTTTGACCACACCGCGATCGAGTAGGGGCGCTTCTTGCTGTCGTAGAAGTTCTCGATCGCGCAGACACACACCTTGTCGTCGACCGTGACGAGCTTGCACTCGAGCTCCCGGCCATCGCCGTAGAGGTCGTATTTGCACCACACCTCGGTCACGTCGAACTCTTCGGGAGCGCCTTCGGGGCCGCGCAGGCCTTGTCCATACTTCTCGGTGATCGAACGGAGCATTTTGTCGTGCTCCATCTCCGAGGCCGACAGGTTCCGAGGGGTGAGGTTCTTGACGAGATCGCCATTCTTCCAGACGCCAGACTCGCACCGCTTGAGGATGTCCCCTCGCGTCATGCGGCAGGTGTCACCAACGAACAAGGCCTTCTTCGGGTTGGCCTTGGTGGTGTCGATGAAGAAGTTGAGCGGGTCCACGATGGTCCCGATCGGGCCATCGAACACGACCTCATCCTTGATCGTGCGAGTAAACGTGTAGTCGAACCCGCCATCAGGCAGCGGGACCTCCTTCACCTCGGTCTTTGGACGCCGGTCGATCTCGCGGTTCCACTCCACCTTGGCAATCGCGATCTGGTAGGTGAACAACGAGCGGATCGCCGGGAGGTCGATGTCCTCGAAGTCACCCTCTTCGCACTGCCAACGGATGAACTCCTGGATCAGCGCGGCTTGGGTCTTGTCCATCGGCTCGCGGCCCTGGACCTTAAACCAATCTGAGTAGGACTTGACGGCCTCGTGGATGCGCGTGCAGGCCGTCTCGAGCCGCTTGTAGAGCTCAGGGACATGGATGTCGGCCATCCCCGGAACCTTGCTCACGCTGTTCCCGCGGAGCATGTGGTTGATGTAGCGCCACTTCTTGCGAAGCCCGAGCGTCTTCTCCTGGTAGATGCGCTTGTAGCGATCGACCGCCTTGACGATCCGCTGGTCCGCACCGTCATCCCGCCCAGCGATGTTCTCGTAGGGGATCTGCTGGTTGAGCCACTGCTTCGCCACCTCGGCAGTGAGCGGCCCAGCCTTGTCCCTGATCGTGAACGTCCCGGTCTTGACGCCATTGTCTTTGATCTGAGTCGTGTTCGGTCCCGACCCGCCATCGAACGGCTGGCGCGGCCCGTAGAGCGGGCTGTTGCTGTTGTCGGTTCCTCCGAAGACGACTCCCACGTCAGACCTCCTGCGTGCTCAGGGCGTCGCGATAGCCGTCCATGTAGAACGAGGTGATCGTCACGCCGAGCGCAACGACGACCTCGATGCGGTCACCGGGCCGGCCAACCGCTTCCATGTCCACTGAGTTGAAGTCCATCTTGGCGAGGCCTGCGGCGGCAGGCGTATCGCACACCGGGCTCGCAACGACACGGGATGTCGTGCCGTTGTTGAATCGCACCGTGACGCCGGCGCCACCACCGGCCATGAGCGCGGTGATGTGCAGCTTGCGGATGATCGGTGTGATTCCGGTTCCAGCAGCCCCAATCGCAGGGATGATGGTCGTGGTCGCGTTCGCCGGGAGCTCGGTTGCGTCGGCGTAGCTCCAAAATCCGCCGCCCTGGTTGGTTCTGTTGGAAGCTGGCATTGGTCAACTCACTTCTGGAAGACCGGAGCCTTCGCTGCCGGCTTGGGGTTCTTCTTCTCGTCGACAACCACCTTGGGTTGCTCGACGGGAACGGGAACGACGGTGGGGGTTGTGGCGTTGAGCGAAGCCCGAAGATCGCTCAGGTCATCGCGAACATCCTGGATGTTCATGAGGAGCGCCTTCACGACCTGCGGGTGCAGACCCGATGTGCGGACCCATTGAGCCAGACCTTCCACGCGGTCGGTGACTCGTTCGACGATCTCTTGTGACTTCACCATCTCGATGCACTCTTCGGGCTTTGCCCGACTTTGTCCCACCAATCTACAAGCCCCTCTTCCTCACGAGGAGCAAAAACGCGCCCACGCGCCCGCGACTTCTCGACCGTTCGAGCGAAGCGGCGCGCAGCACTCGGCGCGAACGCGCAGATACGAGCACCATCGTTGGTCGCCCGGTCGATGTCCGCGATCGCGTCCGCGATGTCGTTTTTCGAGTAACGAGGAAAGCGCACGAGCTGCAGAACGAGCTCGCCGTCCGGCAACGGGATGCCCTTGTCGTTGATGTGACCCTCGGGGTGGAACAGAGTCTTGATCTGCCCGTTGTCGACAAACGTGCGCGGCACGGTGTCGACGACCCGGAACTTGTTGTTCTCGAAGCGGACCTGCAGCGCGCGGATGCGCTGGTTCTTCGAGGGCTCGCCGACGCCACGAGCGACGTCGACGATGTTCAGCTTGACCTTGCGGCGCTTCGCTTCCTCGTCGATCAGGGCGCGGAACACCGTGTTCAACGCGATCTTCTCGAAGAGCTGCGCGCGGATCGGGACGCGGCCCTCCCACTTCTCGATCATCGCGAAGAAGGACTCAACGAACTCCCACACCGACATGTGCCCGACCGACAGATCGAGGAGGTAGGCCACGTCATCGGAGTCGAGCCCCACGAGGGCAACGACGCTGTGGCACGCCTCTTCCTTGTCCGACGTCGCAGTGTCCGTGAGGACGTAGCACGTCAGGTTGCTCATCCAGTCGTCCCAACGGACCTGGAGGAACTGCTCGCGACGGAACGGGTTGCTGATCCCGCTCACGATCCTATTGAGATACTGCGAACAGAACTCCACGTAGTCCATGCCTCGGAGCTGCTGCTCGAGGTAGGTGATGGACTGGTGCTTGAACATCGGAGTCCCGGTCAGCGACCACTCGCCGGTCTCCTTCTTCGTGATGTCGACGCCCGAGTCGAGGATGAGGACGTCGAAGTCCTGCTTCTGATTCCCGAGGATGTAGCCGTAGAGGTCGCCGTCGAAGTAGCGCGTGCCGACGATGATGAGCGTGCCGCCCGCCGAAAGGAGCGGGAGCGCAAACCGATACATGTCGAGGATCTTCTGGACCTTCTCGGCAGTGTTCGAGTTCTCCTTCACCACCACGTCGTCGAATACGATGACGTCGAAGTGACCACCGGTGACCGGCGCATCCGGGGCGGTCGCCTGGAACGAATACTCCTGCAGACCCGTAAGGGTTCGGCCTGAGATGTTGAAGGCGTTACCCTGCCAGGGCACACCGCGAACGTCGCCAAAGACCTTGAGCAACGTCTCGTTGCTCTCGAACTGCTTCTTGATCGCCTGCAGCTTCTTGTCCGCCGCCTTGATCGTGTGCATCCCGTAAAGGACGCGGCAGTTGGGGTCGCGCAGCACGCGACGGATCATGTAGCCCTGCAGGATCGTGCTCTTGTAGGAGCCGCGCGGGGCCTCGAGATGCTTCCACCGCTTCCCCGTGTCATTGTCGAGGAAGTCGGTCATCTGGCGGTGCGGTCCGTCCGAGCGCACACCGCCCGACCCGACGTTCTTCACCTCGTTGGTGGACTCGTCCTGGTCGTAGTTCCACCCGAGAACATGCCGGCAGAAGAACCCTGTGTCGCTCAGGGCTCTCTGCATGAACATGATCTCGGGGGTCGCCTGCATCACTCCTCGGGAGTCGGCTCTTCGCTGCGCGTCTCGAGCTTGGCTCGGAGCGCGTCGGGCGCACAGAAGTCGACCTTCGGCGCATCGAGGTTGACAGGCATCAGGTGCAACGAGAAGCGATGCGCTGCCTGCTGCGCAGGAGCCTCCGGCTCGGTCGCACTCTGGATCGGGACATCGACACTGGACACTTGGATCACCTCCTCAAGAAAGGGCTCGGATGAACCGAGCGAACGCTTCGTCGATCTTTGCTTCCTTCCGGCTCCGAACCCCACCCTTCTTCGCGGGGGGCTTCTCGGCCTTGGGCTTCTTGGGCTTCTTCACAGCACGATGGCCTTGGCTGCCGTCGCGAAGATGCTCACGAGGGTGTCGCGCACGACCGTGGCGGCACCTGCCGCAGTGCCTGCCGCGATCGCGTTGACCTGCATCTTCGCGTGCGCGATCTCCTGCGACACGTTCTCGCCCGCAGCCTTGCGAACCTCGAGCGCGGCGAGGTCGATCGCGGCATCGACCGCCACGTTGATGTCCGCTTCGCTCCACTGGTGGCCCAGGTTCTCGAGCTTGCGGCGAATCGTGTCCTCGAATGCGTTGGCCATGGGGATCACCGAGTGGGCTGGCTCGTGGAAACGATGGGCAGGAGCTCCTTCACGAGCGGAAGCTGCGGGGTCGTCGTGCCAAGCGCGCGATCCACGCGGATGCGCCACGCATCCACCGAGCGAGCACGCCGAACCTTCTCTTCGAGGGTGAGGCTCTGCGCGGTGTTGACGAGGGCGATGTATTCGGGAGCGATGACCTGGTAGGTCTCCAGGTCAGAGCTGACGTATTGAGTCGGGGGCGTGCATGAGGCCAAGAAGGCCGAAGCCACCAACGCAACGGAACGAACGAGTCCACGCATTGCTACTCCTTGTTGCTGAGTCTGATCTTGCCAGCAAGATCGCGGATCGAGTCTCGGATCTCGCGCATCAAGTCAGCGGTTTCTTTCAAGTTCTCGCGGAGCGTCTCTGCGAACAACGCATCGGACTTCTCCTTGGATCGAGAGGTCAACCATGCGAACACGATGATCGCTGCTGCCGATGTTCCTGGTGCAATCAGGTTCCACGGAGCCACGGGATCGGTAGCCGCTTGGACCACTGACATCAGGGCCATTAGCCCGGCGACGTATAGAGCGATCATGTTTCTTTTGCGCTTTTCGGAGGTGCATTCCACCTTTCTCAGAACGATGAGCGGTGCTTTGCGATCCTTCGGCCTTGTGCAGAAGTGGTATTCTCCGCCCTTACTGCCGCAGTAGGAACAAGTTTCCGACCTTGCGATAGGAAGTGCGTGCATGGGTCACAACCCCAGCTTCGTCTTGAGCAAGTTGACGACCGTCTGGTGGTAGTCGAGGATGTAGCCGTCCGAGTAGTAGCGAGGGGGGAGCCACTTGGGCTGTCGATCCCAGCAGCTATGACCTGCATCGCGCAGCGTGTATAGCGTGATCTTGCTCGGGCCGCTCAGCGAGTCCACGAGGAACTTGATCGCAAGAGCATCGGCATAGAGCACGGCCTGATCGGCTGTCCCATGCGCAACAATCAAGTTATCGGCGAGACCAGCCGTGATGTTGGTCGAGAACGGGGGCGTGCTCAGATCATAGCTCGTGTTTTGCACCTTGCCCCAGAACGAGACGATGGCCGCAGGTCGGCTATTGGCGCCGTTGTAGGTCGCGTAGTTGTTGCCGTTGTCAAACTCGAAGTTCGAGATGCCAGCAAAGAGAGCCATGCAACCACCGGCAGACTCGCCGGCCACAACGATCTTGGACGTGTTGACGTTGTAGGTTCCCGAGTTCTGCTTCGCGAACCTAATGGCCGCGCGCATGTCACACGCCGCAGCGGCCTCACTGTTGCCCCACGAGTAGGGCTGCAACATCGTGTAATCGAGGGAGAAGGCGTTGTAGCCCCGCGAGGCCATGTCCTTGCAGAAGTAGATCGCTTCGGCGTTGCTCTTCGTTCCCTCGGTGAACCCACCACCGTGCGCGTAGATGAACAGAGGGCGCGTCGTTACCGGCGCGGCGGCCCCAGCTGCCCACGAGGGACCATCGAACGCATAGGCCACCGGAAAGTAGTAGTCGAGCTTGTTCGACCCCGGAATGGTGTTCGTGTTGTAGGTGATGTCCTTCGTAACCGAGACGGTGAAAAGCGGGTCGCGATACTGGACGAGAGAGGTAAGTGGTAGGCCGGCCATGGGTTCTCCTTACTGCATCGCGATCGCGCGAGCGACCACGTTGGTTCCGCCACCGAGAACGAGAGCCGAGCAAGCGAGGCGCCAGTAAAGAACAGGCTTGTCGACCGTCCATATGATGCCTCCGTCCGCCGGAGCCACGTTCGTGTGCGACACGAGGGTGAAGAAGTTGGAGCCGTCGATGCTCCCGTCGATGTTCACCGTCCACGAGGTGACGACGCCCGTGCGCTTCACCTGGAGCCCGAACTTCGAGATCGGTATGCCGAGGCCTTGCGTCGTGCTGTTCGCCGTGGTCGTGAACGTCGCCGATACCGTTGGCCCAGGCATCGCATCGAGGATGACGCGCTGGCGGCCATACTCATCATACAACGACTGCACGCGGTCTCCGTCCGCGACCACGCCAGGAACAGCCCCTGCTGTCAATGCGTAACCGCCAGTCTTCACAGGCGGGCCAGCGTCGATGTCGTTGTGACCAACGTCACCAATCACGCACGCCTTCATCGAGGGGGGCGAGAACTTCGGAAACTCTTCGAGTTGCGTCATACGAAATACCCGTAGATGGTGACAGCGCCTCTCAGAGCCCCGCTGGCAGCGGTGTTACTCAAGAGCCGCATCGTGATGTGACAGTAAGTGCCCGCAGGCACGATCATCGGAGCCGACGTCAGATCGAGGAACGGGGTCTGCGTGCAGACAGTGCCGACCGCTGCCGTAGCCGCGAACGACTGAATCCCAATCACCACGCGCCGCGGGCCAACGGTGGCCGCGCCATCGGTCGTCGCGAGGGAAGAGGCTGTGCTCCCAACGCCTAGACCCCACAAGAGCTGCGCGGGCGTCGCGCCGATGACGGTCGTCACGATGCTCTCGTGGACCTTCACCCCTGTGACCACTAGCGTCTTCCCCGGAAGCGCAGCGGTTCCTGCGGGGTTCAGGTATGCGAACATCGGGTAGTCCGTCTCGGCACCCGCTGGCATCGTCGCCGGACTCGTCCACAGGCCACCGAGGGAGTTCGTCGCAGGCGCCGTACTCGCCGTCCACGTGCCAGCCGCAGGCGCCGCGCCCACAGCGAAAGTCGCGGTCTGGCCACTGGCGGTGCCAGGTTGGACCTGGTAACTGCCGGCGCCCTGCAGCGAGAAGACGTGCCCCGCATCGAAGCCGGTGTCGTGGTCCCCGAGCTCCACGTTCAAGAACCCCAGGCTGATCTTCTTCGCGATCGCAGGCGTGCCGTTGTTGTAGACGCGAGCGAAGGCTGGCAGCGCCCTCGCCTGCGTCGGCATCGGCCGCGCACTCGGCGTCGCCAACACCGCCATCAACACGTTGTCGATCCAGAACTCGACCTGCTCGTTCATCCACGAGATGGTCCACAGGTGGACGACCGCCGTCGTCGGCGATGTCAGCACCGCCGTCTGATCCTCGACACCGTTGAAGTTGGCTATGCCGCGCAACACCCCACTCGAGTCATACCTGAAGAACACCCCATCCGTGGGCGCGGCCACGCCAGACACGAACCCCAAGCCGAACTCGATCGTCGCATTCGCAACCGTCTCGTTGATCACACTCGCCCAAAACGAGGCATACGTCGGGTAGTTGCCCACGAGGGGGAACGTCGCATACGTCCGCACGTTCGCCGCGTTCGTCGCCGTCGTGCTCGCGCCGTTGTTCAGAGTCAGCAACCCACCACTCTGCGCAGCAGTCATCGTGCTGAGGTTCTGCTGGATGTGCGCTTGCGCGATAACGGTCCCCGCGAAATCGAGGTTGAACAGCGCACGGTCCACACCCACCCGCAACCGATAGTCAGCACCCGCCTCGGGACTCCGCAACACCCGCCCACCAGGGTCCGTCGCGGTGCTCACCTCACTCGCTATCGCAGCGAAGCCGGCGTTCGCCCGCGTCGCTGTCAGAGCAACTTGCAGTTCCTTGTTCGTAGTAACGTCCGCAAGGTCCGAGGTGGATCCGCCTTTCAGAATGACACTCACAGCGTGACTCCAGTGACCCTAAAAGTCCATTGACCCCAACTACCCTGCGGGGCAGCGCAGAATAGATCGAACCCAACACCGACCACGACATTCCCCACCGTGGTCACCAAACCCTCCAACGCTGCTTCCTCAGCGGCACTCGAGTGATCGGAACTCGACTCGAGGGTCACAACATAGATCATGGTCCCCAGCGCCGCGGCCCAGGGGCAACCCACAACCGTTACCATCACCAAGCCATCTTCGCCTGGGCTACCAAAGTCCACAGTCGCTAAGGCGCTGCCAGCCACCGAGGAAGGCGCCGCAGGCAGCGCGCCCCACACAGGAGGTGACCCCGGGGTGGCGCCGCCTACGAGGGCCGTGACGCCGGTGGCCGTGCCTACGCCCAACATCGCTGCCGAAGGCGGGGTATAGGCACCTGACGAGTCAACAGTGCCAAAGACAGCCCTAGGCGCCGCAGGCACGCAGTCGTCCTGGACAGGTGTCCCGCCGGAGGCGACTTGTGACGTCATGGAGGAGGGATGGTAGGGGGAGAGAGAGTGGTGTCAATGGGTGGTATACCTCCTCTCTTCGGCCCGGGTAGGGTGTGTGTGTTGTGTTGTGGGTCCCCTTTCGGGCCTGGGTAGGGTGGGTTGCTCGAGGCGCGAGTGTGCGGGCATGGTCACGACGCGAGCTGTGGTCGCGACGCGACGCACAAGGCGGCGCACGAGGCGCAGCCAGCGCGCGACGCGACGCGAGGGCCGGATGGTCACGACGCGCTGCCCGAGCGACGCACGAGGCGCCTGCGCCGCGTCGTGGCCACTGGCGCGGATGGTCGCGGCGCGCGTCGTGGCCGCGCCGGGCCGTCGGCCACCAGCGCCAGCGGCCAGCGCCCGGAGGGATCGAGGGAGGCGGGTTCGCGCCCTTCCTCTCGTGTCGTTACCAGCCCAAAAAGCGATTGCGCTCTAGCGTACTGGTTTTCGGAGAAACCCCACTTTCTCCGCTTTTGGAAAACTGTGGATTTCTTCCTGTCCAGATTTTTGGGCCGTTTGCGGAGAAACCCAACTTAATCGGCCAAGGAAGAACGCCCGAGTCGATTGTCTGGAAGATGTAAAAAGCCGGGAAAGATTGCGGATTTTTCATGGTGGGATTATGCGGCTGCATGGTGGCATATGTGGTAGGACAAATTGTCTTTCCTCTGCACACATCTCTCGCTCCTATAGGGACTGTCCAGATATTAAAACCCAAAAAAAAACTATAGGCCCCTTAAAAACGTGCCATCTCTCTCTCCAGCTAGTAAACGCATCTCTCACGCCCCTCTCATCATCATCATAAATCATTATGATAAACTAAGTTATGTTAGTTAGTAGAGAGAGGTCGCTGTGGAGATAAGAGGGAAAAGGGGATGATCGCGACGCGATCTTGCGGAGCAAGGTAGGTTTTTCGGTAAAGACTGTTGCATGGCGTGCCGATACATCGTAAGGTTGGAAACATGCTCGCGCAGCGTGCCAGTATGTTCTGGCATGGCGAGAACATGAGTAAAACCATTCGATTCCCGGATGGTTTTCAAGCGAAGCAAGCAAAAGCAGAGATACCGAGGTTTCTCCGATGGTCAAGTTAGTGCACAAGGCGTTCGTTCAAGCGTGCTCGAAGGAGCTAACAGCGTGGAGGTATGGAATCACGCACCCTTGGCTCGCGGCGCGGGATGGCAAGGATGGCAAGGCGGGAGAGGCTAGGGAATGGGCTTGGTGCGCGACCGACGGGAAGATCGGCGTGATGCGCGCCCTTCCCTCGGAGGATGCCGAGGCGCTTGAGGCAGACCTAGCGGCGCTTCCGGAGGGTTGGATGGAAGTGAACGCCAAGGGCGTGGAACCGAAGCTGGTGGTCGAGCGGGAGACGATCGAGACGGGAGCGCTTGCGATTCGATTCGCTGGCACCGCCGGTCAGCCGAGGATCATGGAAACAAGGAAGGACGGCGGGTTGGTGGAGAGAAGGATGGTCGAGGCTACGCCTCCCGATCTCCCATCGATCATCCGAGGCGAAGAGCGCGCTGCGCGGCAAGGGGAGAGCGCTTGGATCGACGTGGACGCTGACGCGATGGTTCGGGCGTTGGAAGCGTTGCTCGCGGGAGTGAAGGACTTGAAGGGGGATAAGGGTCCGACCCGAAAGATGGTCCGCATGTGGTTCAGGATCGACGCCGAGGCCGTGAACAGCGGCGCAGCCAAGTTCATGATTGACGGGAGTTGTCCGATCTTGGTTGAGACGACGCACGAGACCCTGCGGGGCTCTGCTGCCGTTGTTATGCCCATGGGGAAGGGCGAGGCGGAGGAGAAGGAGAGGAAGGAGGCGATTCGGAAGGGAAAGCGTGCGATCGAGAAGGCTGCGGCTCGCGGCGCGAGTGTGGACGCCGAGGAACGCGTTGCGATGGCGAAGGAAGGAGGGATGAACGCATGAGCCCCGCGCAGCACACGCCAGGACCATGGCACGTGAACGAAGGCGGCGTAGTCGTTTCGGGCGAAAGGAACGCCGTAGCTATTCCGTGCTCGGGCAAAGGGACTTACCTAGAGAACGCGGAGGACGAAGGCATTGACGTCCCGCGGGGCACCAGTAGCTCAGTGGGACGTGTGATGCAGGAGGCCAACGCCCGCCTGATCGCCGCCGCGCCCGAGCTGCTCCACGCATGCGAAGAACTACTCAGGGCGATGCTGTCAGCAGATGCTGGGACCGAGACGGCAACCTACATAACCACCACCATTGACCATGCGATGCGATTCGCCCGCGCCGCGATCGCCAAAGCCAAGGGGGGCGCCTAGCCATGGACCCGAACGCAACGCGCGCCGAGGCCATCCGCCTCGCCAACAACATCCTGGCCAACATGGACGCCGAGGTTGACGATGCTGACGCCACCCGCTTGGCCGAGCTGGTGCTCGCCATGGAAGAGTGGATTCGCAAGGGCGGGTTCCTGCCTCGCGAGTGGCAAGGGAAGGCCAGCAAGGCCAAGGGAGGCGCCGACTAGGCTGCGGCGCTCCGCGAGGGAGCGCCGGCGTACACGGCTCGAATCGCGCCGTGCTGATGAGCCCCAGGAAGGGCGAAACGCCAAGCAAGATAGGTTAGACCGATGACCACAAACGAGACTCCCGCCGAGCCCATGACCGAAGAGCGCTTCGGGATCGAAGCTATCCGGGCATGCCTTGCCCTCGCGCCGAACGGCGCGACCCCCCAACTCCAGAGCGAACGCAACCCCAAGGGCGATACGAAGCTCGCCATGGCCTACCGTTGCATCGTCTCTGCCAACGGTAGGACGCACGAGACTCCCTTCACCACGGGCAAGGGCAACGTGGACGCATGGTGCGCGAAGAACATCCCGACGTGCTTGCGGCAAGCCCGAAAAGGGTTGATCGGTAGGACGATCACGGATCGAGACGCGGCTCTTTTGCTCGGTCCCGAAGCGCTCTCGTCCTACCAGAACAGTCTCGACGGCGCTCCGAAACTCGCGGCTCTACGCGAAGCCTACCGGCCCGAACTCGGCACGGTGCTTTGGGCTCTGTTCCGCAACGCGGACGGCATCGAAGATCACGAAGACTGGGTTTCGTGGGCGGAAGACCTTGGCTACTTCTCGGAAGGGCCGGGCAGTCTCAAAACCCGAGCCGAACGCATCGCACAAGTTCGCAAGGCTATGCACGACTTCGAAGCGTGCCGGAAGTCCTATTTCTTCCTGCGGTCCGTGTTCGGATCGCACTTCGATCGGCTCATGGAACTCTCCCGGGAGGTCTGACCGATGATCCCACCCAAGACCCTATCTCTTGTCCGCGAGGTCGTCCCGATCGTCGTCTCTCGCGAGATGCGGGAGAGCACCGTGCATCTCCTGACGATCCCCGAGGCGTTGTCCTACCTCGGTAGGTGTTGCCTCGTGCTGCTCGAGCCCCATTCGTATTGGGCTCGCGCTGCGAGCAAAGTGCCGAGTCACGAGCTGCACGATGCGGTCCGCGATGCGGTCCGCGAGGCGTTCGTGAAGGAGTGTGCTGCAAGGATGCCGGAGGTGTGCCCTTGAGCGGCGGCGCCTCCGGAACCACGGGTTCCGCCACGATCGTCGAGGCATGGCTCCGCGTGGATGACACCGAGACGTTCGGTAGGTTCCGCCGGTGCTTCGCCTCGGTGTCCGGCTGGCTCGTCGAGCGCGGTCAGGTGAACGTGTTGTTCCTCGTTCGCCCCTCTCGGGCTGCCGCCGGCTGCTTTGCTGGCCACGTGGTGGGAATGACGGTGACCACCCAGGGCAGGGAAAGGTTGAGGTTCGAGCCCTGCGGGAGCTTCACGGTGCGGCGCGGTGGGAAGATCGACCTCGACCTCGTGGGGCCGTTGTCCGGGCTGATCGCATCGCGACTCGAGGACGCCGAGAAGCCCGGGGCACCGGCGGTGCCTCGGCATATTTTCCTGGGCAAGGTGAAGGCTAGCGAGGCCGAGTTCGAGCGCTACCGGTAGATGCACTGCACCCTCGAATGTGCATGCACACTAGCTCGAATGTGCATGCACAACGGTGCTTTTGTGCATGCACACTAGCGCCGCAGGCCCTTGCCCTCGCCCCTTGGAGGCGCTAGAACCCGCATCGTTGGCACCGCTCTTTCGCTCTGCGGTGTTGACGACTCGATACCAACCGCTGCTAGCCTCTTGCTTTGCTTGGCCCCGGTGTGCTGACCCGCACCGGGGCTATTTTTTTGTCGGTTGGGGTGTTGCACCTGCGGTGCCGCCATGCTAAGTGTGGCGGCATGAATGGTTCGCATGGTGACGGTAGCGGTGACGATGGCGAGGATGACGCGGTGAAGCGGTCGCGTCGCGCCCCTCGAAAGAGTCAGATGGGCGCCTTGCTCGATCTGATTTACGAGCTCCGGCTCGCCCAGCTCGGTGTCGAGACCCTCCCTCGTGAGGTGTGGGCAAGCGAAATCGGCGTCTCCGAGGAGATGCTGAGCCGCTTGTTCTGGCTCCCGAGCGAGCGCCCGCCGCGCAACCGCCCCCTCGGGAACAGTGCCGTGCTCTCGGTGCTCGAATACCTCGGCAAGCTCGATCTCGCCGATGGCCTCATGCCGAGCGACGTTCGGACCATGCTCGATAGGGGATGGCTCGACGAGAAGGCCGAGCGGGTCGAGGTGCTGTTCGCGAGGGTGCTGCAGGAGGTAGCGAACGCGAACCAAGGATTTCCAAGGTCTGGCGGATAGTCCGCAGAAGCAAGCAAGAGGCAAAGCAAAGCATGGGCATACTCGATCAGGTCACGCACACTTCTCCCCCACGGCATCCAAAAGTGCTTCTGTGGGGCCGTCCCGGTCTCGGCAAGACCGTCACCGCGCTTTGGATCGCACGCGAGTGCGGGCTTCGCATCCTCGGGATCGACGCCGATGGTGGGCTTGGCGTCTACCGGAACGCCCACGAGTCGGATGGATCGAGGACGTGGCCAGAGATGGACACGCTCGAGATGAGCGACCCGATCGCGACCACGCAGGCCGTGGGCGAGCTCCTGAGCGACACGAGGAAGTGGGGCATGTTCCTCGTGGATCCGATCTCGATGCTGTTCCGCTCGGCGGAAGCCGCGACGGACGCCACCGCGAGGCAGAAGAAGAACGTCAAGAGTTCGACGCGCGTGACCGAATACGAGACGGCCATGGGGCTGCAGGAGCGGCAGAACATGAACCGCATCGGGTTCTTGCTGGTGCGTGACCTCTGGCGCCTGCAGATGCCCGTGATCGTCACCGCGAGGGAGAAGTCCGAGTGGCGCGATCAGAAGGTGGTCGGCGTCGTGCCGATGGCACCGGACGGCTTCGATCACGAGTTCGACATCGTGGTCCGCCTCGTGAGAACCGTCGATGCCGGCACGACGTTCTGCTACGTGCAGAAGGATCGGCTGCGCCGGCTTCCGAGCGTGGTCGAGATGGCGCCAGGCGACCCGTTCGGCCTCGCCCGCGCCCTCGTGACGTCCTACGGCCCGCTCTGGAGCCTTGGCGTCGCGACCAACCCTCGTTGTTCCGACGAGCAGGTGGACGAGATTCGCACGATGCAAGTGGCCGCCGGGATCACCGGCAAACAGATGGCCCTCGTGCTCTCCCGTGACTTCGGAGTGCAGGAAGTTGCCGATCTTCGACCCGAGCAGGCCGTGGCCCTCTGCCAGAGACTGGCGGCGAAGGCTGCGGCAGCAACCAACCCAACCAACCCAACCAACCAACCCCAACCCCAACCGACCCAGCAAGGAAACTGACATGACACCCGATCCGATCGACGTTCCCTCCGGCAGCAGCGACTTCTCGTTCCCCTCCGAGCAGGAGATGGCGGGCTTGCCCGATGGGACCTACCGCATGATGGTGGCGAGCAGCGAGCTCGCGACCGCGAAGACCAGCGGCGCCCTCATGTGGAAGATCAAGCTCGAGGTGATCGAGCCGGCTTCCCACTTGGGCCGCTTCGTGTTCGACAACCTCGTCTTCTCGCACGCTGCCGCCGGTATCACCTTCTCGAAGCTCAAGGCGCTTGGCGTGGGCGTCCAGGCCGGCCACCAGTTCAACCCCTCGGGAGGCCAGCACAAGGACATCGTGGGAAAGAAGGTGGCCGTGACCACCAAGCTCGCGGAGTTCAACGGGCAGATGAGCCCGAAGGTGGCGGCGATGAAGCAAGACCCTGGGCCGGGCGGTCTCGGGTCTCCGAACATTGCTGCCGCAGGCTCCGTGAGCGGCGCAGCCAAGCCGAGTTCGGCTCCGACCCAACCGCGATCCTCTTCCCAGGTCGCGGAAAAGCCGAGCTCGGAAGAGCTGCCCTTCTGATCCAGACAGATAGGTAGCTCGCGTCTCCCTTGGATGCATGGGTTCGAGGGAGGCGTTTGGGGCCGATGGTCAGTCGCGTCTAACTAACTTTGGTTGAGTCCAGTGACACGCGACGCGGGTTCGATTCCCGCGGGTTCCACCAGTCCAGTCCGCGAGACACCTAACAGCAAGCAAGTAGAGGCAAGGTCATGACAGCACTCGAGATCAAGGGCAACTTCGCCAAGATTCTGTGGCGAGCAGAGGACCCTGAATCCAATCCGTTCGTGATCGCGATTTTCCGCGACACCGAGGGGAGAACATTCACCGTCAAAGGCGTTGTCCACGGGGTCGATATGGGACTCACCTACACCCTCGTGGGGACGTTGAAGACCGACAAGTATGGAGTTGCCGTCGTGATCGAGAGCTACTCGATCGAGCAGCCGAGAACCGAGGATGCCGTCGTGCGGTTCTTGGACAACGTGCCTGACATCGGCCCGACCACCGCTCGCAAGCTCGTGCATCTCTTCGGAGTCGACGCGATCGACAAGCTGCGCGAGGACCCTATCGGGGTTTCAAAACAGATCGGCCACTTCGGCGCCGAGAAGGCGGTCAAAGCTGCAAGGTATTGCGAGGAGAAGAAGGTCGAGATCGAGAACGACATCGCCGTGCGCGGCTTGCTCGTCGATTTCCCGAACGCGACCGTGCGGAAGGCCATAGAGCGCTGGAAGGGCAACGCCCGCGCCAAGATCACCGAGAACCCCTACGTGTTGATGGAACTCCCGGGCATCGGGTTCCTGCGCGCCGATCAGGTGGCGCGTGGGCTTGGCGTGCCGATGAACGACGCGCGGCGACTCGAGGCCGGCATCATGAGCGTGGGCAACGCCATGCGCGAGGAAGGGCACACGCTCTTCGGCTACACCGACCTCGTGAACCGCGCCGCGAGCACGCTCACGCTGGCACCGCAGGTCGTGCGCGAGGCGATCGAGAAGGCCGGCGACGACTGGCAGGTATGGCCGGGCACCGACACCGCGCAGATGATGCGAGACTGGATCGTCGAACAAAAGCTGAGCAAGTGGATCGCCGATCGCGTGAACCTGACCGCGCCCCTCGTGCCGGCGGACTACTCGGGTCCTGAGGCTCCTGCGGAGCTCGTGGACGATCAGGTCGAGGCGTTCCGCGCGTTCTTCGCGAACCGCTCGCTGTTCATCCTGACCGGCCCCCCGGGCACGGGCAAGACCTACACCGTGCGTCGCATCCTCGACGCGTGCGCCGGCGGCAAGGTCGCGTGTTGCGCCCCCACGGGCAAGGCCGCGCAGCGCATCACCGAGCTGACGGGTCGGCCCGCAAGCACGATCCACCGTCTCCTCGGGGCGACGCCGAACGCACGAGGCAAGGGCGGGTTCTCGTTCACCTACGACGAGCTCAACAAGCTCGACGTCGACCTCCTCGTGGTGGACGAGTTCTCGATGGTCGACTTGTCGCTGGCTTGGCACTTGTTCCAAGCGATCAAGCCCGAGTGCAGCGTCCTCCTCGTGGGCGACCACTACCAGCTACCCTCGGTAGGCCCGGGCTCCGTGCTGCGCGACCTCATGGCCGCCAAGGTCCCGAACGTCAAGCTGACCAAGATCAAGCGCCAGAACCCGGGCGGCATCGTCCTGGCTTGCCATGCGATGGTGAAGCGGGAGCCCGTGGCAGGCGACCTGTTCAACAAGACCGACCTTTGGTTGCTTGGCTCGCCGCAGGCGGAAGGAGAGGAGCGCGTGGACGCCGCTGCGCGGCAGATCGTCGACCTCTACCTCTCGAGGATGCCGGCGTGGGCCTCGAAGAACCTGGGGACCATGCCGGGGGCTGAGATGCGGAAGGCGGTTCAGATCCTAACCCCTCGTCGCGAGGGTCACGCGCTCGGCGCCAAGGAGTTGAACAAGAGAATCCACGACGAGCTCACGCGCACCCAGCAGTTGATTCCCACGAGCTACGTGTTCAGTGTGGGCGAGCGGGTGATTCAGATGAAGAACGACGCCGAGCTCGGGCTGTTCAACGGCGACCTCGGCATCGTGGTCGAGACGGGCAAGCAAGGCGGGTCTCCCTACTACCTCGTGCAGTTCGACACGAGGAACGAGGGCGATCGGGTTCGCGTGCCCGCTGCCGGCAACAACCTGCAGATGGCGTATGCGCTGACCGTGCATAAGTCGCAGGGCAGCGAGTGGCCAGTCGTGATCCTCCCGACCCTCGGGAGTTTCGGCCCGTTCTTCGACCGCCCCCTGATCTACACCGGCATCTCCCGCGCGAGCAAGATGTGTGTGTGCGTCGGCAGCATCCCCGAGTTCAACGCGATCGCGACCAAGCCCGGCTCTTTGCTCCGTAGAACGGGGCTGAGGGAGGCGATCACACTGGAGCTTGCTCCGGTGCGGGCTTTCAAGGCTAGTTAGGCACAGCAAGACAAAGCAAAGCAAGGACACCCCATGACCACCCTTTTCCTGTTCGACCTCGAGACCGCCGCCAACCTGACCCCAGCCAAGCGCGAGCGGTTCATCGCATCCGCGCGCACCGGGAACCTCAAAGACCCGGCCAAGATTGAGGCCAAGATCAAAGACCACGTGGAGACGTGCATTGAGAACGCTGCGCTACGCCCGACGACCGGGCGCATCGTCGCCGCCTCGTATTGCATCGTGTCCACTGAATCGAAGCGGTCAGAATACTCCGCTCCCTCGATCCGCGTGGGCCTCGATCCCGACGAGGAGCGCGACGTCATCCTCGATCTCCTCGCGGGATGGGAGCACTCCGGCGCCGCCGGCATGGTCGGCTTCAACATCCGCGAGTTCGACATCCCGTTCCTGATCGGTCGGATGTGCGCGTTGAACCTCCTGACCTACTCGATCCCTCGTCCGCGCAGCTACTCCCAGGTCCACGATCTTCGAGACTACCTGCCCAACGGCACGCTTGCCGAATGGCTCGAGGAGTGCGGCATCCCGCCAAAAAAGGGCAGTGGCGAGATGATGGCCAAGTGGGTCGAGGCTGGGGACAGGCACTCGATCATCGAATACGCTGGCTCGGAAATCTGGTCGATGGCCGAGTTGTTCCACCGGGTCTGCCGGGTGTCGATGCGAGGTGCCGTGTGAAGCTACTGCAGGATGATTCGGACGCGAACTCCGAGCCGACGCGAGACTTCGTGTTCATCCTCGGATGGATCGTGGCTTGGTTGCTCGTGGCCGTAGCGCTGGTGTGGCTGGCGGGGAGCGTGAGACTGTGAGCGCTTCGCGCCCCGCGCCTCCCGAGGGCCACGCAAGCTGGCTAGACTACGTGCTCAATCCAAGCCTAGTGACGGTGCAGCGACGAGCCGAGCACGCCCGCGCCGAGCTGGCCGAGCTGCGCAAGGAGCTGGCCGACACCAAGGCCCAGCTCGCGCTGCAATCCGCGAACACCGTCGAGGCCATGCAGCAGCGCAATGCTGCGCAGGCCGAGCGCGACGCCCTGCGAATGACACGGGCACGCGGGTGCCAGTGCGGCGACGCTGACGTGTGTGCAGTCATTCACGAGATGTCGATTGAGCGCGACTCGCTGCGAGCCCAAGTGGCGGAGCTGCGCGGGGCTGTCCTGGGGCTGGGGGAGCTGGATGGCACCGAGGTGCATGTTGGCTACGGGCCTATGATGAGGTGTCACCTCGATGTCGAGACGGCCGCCGCCTTCAACGCCCTGGTCGCGCGCCTGCGCGCCGAGGCCCTGCCGGGGGCCGGAGAGCCCGCCGCAGGCGAGCAGGCCCGCGAGGTGAACCCGTGAAGCTACGCAAGCCGAGGGTGCTGTGGGCTCTCTACGACGAGGGCGGGCTCTACGGGGCATACCAAACCCATGCGCAGGCGCACCTGATGGCTCTCCGAGCCCCGTGTGACGACGCCCCGTATCAGATGCCGATCGTCAAGTTCGTCGAGGCCCCGCGCCGCAAGCGCTCGCCGCGAGGCAGGAAGGAGAAGAAGCCATGAACAAGTTCGACCGAGTGAACCCCGTGTGCCCGAACTGCCACTGCGTGAACACCGCGACGTTCGATGTGATAGACGATACTGACATGGCAGAACTTTACTGCCCCGAGTGCAGCTTCAAGCTTAGCGTCATCAGTTGTTCGTTTGCCGACGTCGTGTGGGCCTGGAACGCACTGCCTCGCCCGAAGCCCAAGGCCAAGGCCCGCAAGGCCGGGAGGAAGCCGTGACGCGCGACATCAAGGCGACCGTCGATGAGCTGGAGCGGCTCAAGAGCGCCTACCAAAGCACAGACCTGTTTCCGAGCTTCGTGGCATTCAACGACGCTCTTCTTGCCGCGTGCGAGGGCATGCTCGACGAGCTGCGGCGCGTGTGGGCCATCGAGGAGGCGGCGGTGTCGCTGCGCGAGGCCAGTGAGGCATACCAGGAACTCAAGTTGAGCGCAGACATGGCCGCTGTGAACTACGCCCATCGGCGAAACGCAGAAGCCCGCGAGGACCTCTTCGCCGCGCTGCCGCCGCGCAAGGAGGGAACGTGACCAAGCCCGCTCCAGTCTGCAAGAGCTGTAACGACACGCACGTGGCGTTGAACTGGCTAGAAGACGTGCCGATGCCGTGCCAACGGTGCCCGCGTCCATGCAAAAAGTGTCGGGGCAGTGGCAAGCGCAAGGATCTTTACTGTGCACAGACACCATGCAAGTGCAAGTGTCACAAGGAGGCCAAGTGAAGATCGACGCAGTGCTGGCGCGGCACCCGTGGCCGTGGCGCTCTTACGGCGGCAACGCATGGGCGTGGCTGGATGCCAAGGGCTTTGCGGTTCCCATGCTTTCGCAGACCACTGAGGCCGCGCTCCTCGAACTCGTGGCCGCCCACGTGGCCCGCAGCACGACGCAGGCGACGCACAGCGAGGAGTGCTGGCGGTGGCACCATGGGTGTGCTGTGGCGATGGTCCGCAGGGGTGAGTCG